CGACGCTCTTCCGATCTAACACTCTACAATTTTTTCTACAGGGCAATCATCAAATAAATTGTCTGGAACAGAAGTTATTCCTGCATTCCCGGTAAAGCACCGATTGAAGTTTTTGGCACCTGTGCATCCTTTGAATAAGTCTACCGGAATTGTTCTTTGCGGTATCGGAGCGGTGGCCCCATTGAAATTATAAAAAATCCACTCAAAGCATCTGGAAAATGTTTCAACTTTGTCCAGCCCTGCAAATAGAAGAGAAGGAATTGTACTTAATTGTACACAGTCCCCGAAACAGCCAGCAAATGACAGTACTTTTTTATTATGTTCGAATAGCCCACTTGGAATGCTTTTTATTTTTGTATCGTAGAATGTGGAATTGAACGATTCGATTTCCATATTTTCTCTGAACAAGCCTTGCGGTATGCTTTTTAGGCTTGAATTTGCGAACATTCTATCTGCACTTTTTAATTTTGGCAAATTTATAAGTAGATTTTCCGGGATGCTTCGCAATTTCAAACAATCTTGGAACAACCCTATTGTTGTGTGATAATCAAAAGCAACAACGTTTTCCATCGATTTCGGAAATGGTGTAAGAACGTCTATTATATCACATCTATATGTATTACCATCAGAGCCTATTTTGTTTTTGAAATATATATCTTTTAGATTTCCTCTTATAGTAGCAGTGTAAACTTTACCATCGTTTTTTTTGAGCAATAATCCCCTTCCTGTTCCACTGCTTTCATCACTTTTCAAATTATATGTAGTTCCATCACCGGTTGATACCTTTACATCTCCCCATATCATTATCGCAAGATTCCCAGACCAAGTGAATTTAAACTCTTCTCCTTTGTTCCTCTCCCACAATAACGTGTGCCCCCCCACACTTGATTTACAGACTTTCCACCAATATAAAAATCCGTAATTTCTTTGCCGTTTGCATAAGCATGATAAATTGTTGACATAATATTCTCCTTTATTCTACGTCCCAAGTTTTTAAATATTGCGTCCACTCTTCCGGGAGGGAAGCATAGAAATTCAATTTTTTGCAACCATAATAGCATCCTGCGACATTTTCATTTTTGGTATTTGGAAAATCATTATAAAAATTTGGTGCGGATTGCAGGTTTTGGTCTCCGTAAAAGCATCCACGAAACATCCTGTTAGGGCTAATTGCATTTTCTGGTTGAGCGTTTTTTGCAAAATCAGAATTAACGCTAGTTAATGATCCGCAATATGCAAACACTCCGAAAACGTCTATTAATGGTTGCGTACTCAAAAATCCTGAATTTGAGTACGAGAGATTACTACAACTCATAAAGAGCCCGTACACCTGTTTTAACTTTGGATTTTTTGAAAATAAGTCAGAGGGGACATACTTTATGTCTGTTCCCTCAAAAGTTTCTTGTGCTTCTTCTAAATTCAAGCAATTATCAAATAAACCACCCGGAATATTTCGAATACCTGAATTTCGAAACAATCTAATTGTACGTTTTAGGTCTGTAAGATTCTTCAGTAAATTTTGCGATATATCTTTTAATTCATGGCATTCTTCGAATATTAATCCAACAAATTCTCTGTTCATTGATCTAGGCAATGGAGAATATATATGAGAAATTAATGTGTTTGTAAAACACAAATTTAATTTAGCTCCCCAGATGGTTACGTATTGTGTGTATTTTAGCGGACATTTTAAATATACTTTTGAACAGTCGATATTTGCCAACTGGTTTCCGTAATTAACTGACTTTTTATTTCCCTGATTATCCGTAAATTCTATAGTTACATGTTCGCCTGATACTCCAAAAGAGTTTGCTGTTTTTGGGGTAAGCCTAAATTTAAATTTCTCTATTGGTATTTTCTGCCATAATAGTGTGTTTCCACCCCATATCTCACTTGTTTCTTTACCTTTGACAGGAAACCCAGTGATTTCCTGCCTATTCAAAAATGCCTTATATATCATCCAATCAGCCCTCCTCGAATGTGAAATACAATGTATCTGTCCGGTCAGTTCCTGCGGCTACTAGAGCGTCATAATCGGCTTTTTTGATTCGCTTCACACACCTTAATTGTGCCTTTTTTAATTGCTCAGAAGTACTTCCAGAACCGTCCGAAAAATCATCAATCGTTGCAATTCCAGATTCCGTTCCGTCTGTAAATTCTGCGTAACTAATGGTCGGCATTTCAGACCTTGTCCTGTTAATTGTGGATGTGATCTCTGGCGTGTTCTTACCTAATTGCTGATTGTTTCCATTGTACGGGGAATTATTGGCAGTGTATGTGTCAATAAGCCCTGTAATGCCTAATTTCAACGTCCTGCTCATAATATAACTGTGAATCGTCCACTGTATTGCAGAGCCGTCCTCGGAAAGCTTGGAATGTGTCATTTCCACGGTTTGTCCAACCATATTGAACGGATTCCCTTGTACTTCCACAGAGTATCCCTGTGCCCGATAATACTGCTTTTTGATAATGTCCTCTGCGACAGTTCCATAACAGATTGCATACTTCGGTTTTGTTCGGGTGTAATCCCCGTACTCGTTCGCATCGTAGGCGAAATTCAGCCAGTCTTGATTGCCTACAAAAAAGCTGTTACGGTTGTAGAATACATTCCTTTCATATGCGTCCTGTGCGGTTGGTTCGCCGGATGTAAATATTTCACCGGATGGGTCGGGGTCGGTATAAACATAGTTAAAATACCACACTCTTCCCTCTGTTGCCTTGAAACTTTTGAATCTGTCAAGATGTACCGCAGACTCGTAAAAATCGAATGTTTCAACGCCGGAAACTGTCGTGCCGCGGTGTTTGCAGTTCTTTTTGAGCTTCTTATACTCGAATTTTCCATCACGATTCATCCACCCAAAAACATTGTTTTGCAGACATAAATCTTCCAGTATATTAGCCACATTCATTTCAGAAGAATTGGCAGTATTCGGAACATATGCGCTGTCATATTTGAGTTTTACATCGACTTGTTCAATACCAAGATACTTAAATAAAGCATCTCTGAACTGCTTCTGTGTAAACACCATTTGCTTGTCTTTTGTGTTGTTTTTATACCACCATGCAATGTCAGTATTTCGCAATTTATACAGATAATCGTATGCTACAATGGTTCGAACAAATGAGTTTGCATCACGTTCTCCTGTCGCAATTTCGCCTGTAAAAATCTTGATTTCTGTCCCTTTGCATTCAAGATAAACCTCAATCTTTCCAGACGGATAAGTGGATTCATCTGTCCCAATAAACTGTTGATGATAACACTTGAATGTGATCTGGTTGGAGATGCAGCCTCCAAAAATGAAGTATGATTTATTGCACAACGATTCCTGCAAGGACAGCGTATTGGACTGAATATTATCGTTTGTCAAATCTTCAAATTCGCCATTTATCCAATGTACTTTTACGTTGATTGGGTCGGTATTATCTTCAAATGGATTCTTTCCATCTTTGGTTATTTTGATTTCAAATTCATCGTAACCAATGAACGTTTCTATTCCGCCAATTTCAGTTTGATAAGATACTGTGATGGTTTTTGTCCCGGCTTTAGAACTGTCAAAACCAGAAACAGTGTAATCTGTGATTTCTTTCTCTGCCCCGTCTTGCCTAACCACAACTACAACTAATCCGGTTGAATCAAACGGTTCTCCGATTTTATAATAAATTTTGATTGGATAATGAGAAATTCTGATTCCGGAAGCGTCCGCAACCACTTCGACAGTAAACGTTGCTGTAAAATCTTGATATGTGATCGTGATAGTTTTTTCACCTGTTTCAGTGCTATCCAAATCTGACACCGTATATCCGTCTGCCAGAACCTCTTTTGAGTCATCTGTCCAGACCGTTGAAACAACTAATCCTGTCGTATCTAAAGTTTCATTCTTGCGGTATTCCAATTTATTTGGAAGAGTTGTAATCTCTATCTTTGATATTGCAATAACCTCAATATCAAACGCGACAGTTTGCTCATCATAAGTGATTGTTACGGTTTTTGTCCCTGCACTTGACATATCAGGAGATGAAATCGTGTAATCCGAAATTTCTGCTGATGTTCCATTATTGTATGTAGCTTTTACAACTAACCCTGAGCCATCAAAAGATTCACCTTTCCTATATTTCAACTTCGATGGTAACGAAATTATTTCGATTTTTGTTGCCTTAATAAGCCAGTCTACAGTTGCATTTGTAGCCGCCCATGGCGAACCAGAAATAGAGTCTTTTACTTTATTGATTCTGATATTAACACCGCTTGTGCCAGAAAATCCGCCACCTCCAATTGTTTTAACATTCTTCCCAATATATACAGTTTTTAGTTTTGAACATCCGTTAAATATTACATTTTCAAGTTCTTCTGTTAACGAATCGTCTGGAATTGCAAATGTTTCAAATCCACAACCGGAAAAGCAATTGTTTGGAATTTTCTTTATATTCTTGGATAATGTAATCGAATTCAGAGAAGAACAGCCGGAAAATGCCGATTCTCCTAATGTTTCAATGCTGTCTGGAAGAATTACGTTATTAAGCGATGAACAGCTAGAAAAGCAATTTCCGGGAATAGATGCAATTCCGTCACCTATAGAAACACTTGCCAATTTCGTACATCTTTGAAACTGACCGCCTCTGTTCCATTTTACGCTTCCGTCTAAAATTACGTTTTCGATATTGGTATATCCAGAAAACGCGCTGGCATTTATAGTTCCGCCGCGGATGGTCATATTTTTTGCTGACATTTCACCTATCCCACTTCCACCTTGCGTGAAACCAACGTTTTCCCCTCCCATCACAAGACTTTCAAGTGATGAATTATAAAAGCTAAATGTCATGCTTGTAAGCGTTGATGGAAGAACTAAGTTCTTGACAAGTGGACAGTCATTAAAGGCTTGCCCTTTTATTGTTTCAAGTCCCTCGTGGAAAGTTATTTCCTGTAAATTCGAGAGTCCAGAAAAAGAAGAACTTCCAATCGTTTTCAATGATTCTGGAAAATCAAGTGTTGTTATTATGCTATTGCCGGTGAAATTGCCATTCCCAATCTCAGTCAATGTATTTGAAAACGAAATGTTTTCAAGAATATCAACTTTATAAAATAAGCCATCTGGTATTTTTGTGATTCCATTTCCAATATTTAATATTTTTATTCTTTGATTTAAACTAGATGGCGTATTCTGAAGCTGATAATATGGCAAAAATTCTCCGGTTCCTGTTATATCCATAATCCCTGTATTGAGATTAAAAGAAATTGTCACATCCTCTAAATTAGGAGTTCCTGCCTGCACATTATACGAATCCAACACATTGACTAAAATTTCCGTAGTAACTCCAAAATAATCAACGATAGCATTTTTTTGCCCTACAGTAGATGTATCCACTTGCGTGACTGTATATCCACTATTTATGCGAGAATCTGTAATTCCATCGCTATATTTCGCATCAATGTAAGAAACGCTAACGTTGCTTGTGTCACCAATGAAATACGCAGTTCCGGAGTATCCTTGTGCCTGTATACTTACAGGAGTCATAATTGTTATATCAAAAGAAGAAGTCATTCCGTTATATGACGCTGTAATTGTTTTATTTCCCGGCGAACTGCTGTCAAAACCGGAGTATGTCAATTGGTCAGGATTTAATGCAACCGTATTCCCATCACTTGCACTGGCTGATACCGATATTCCAGATGATTCAAACTCTCCGTTGATATGGTACTCTGTTTTCGATGGCATAGCAGTTATTGAGATTTCTGTCAATGACTCTGTTAAAACTATAACTTCGAATGTAGCCGAAGCATTCTCAGAAGTTACGGTTATGGTTTTTGTCCCTGCTGAACTGCTATCAAAACCTGATATTTCATAATCTGTAACGTTGACTGTTTCTCCTGTGCTTGTTGTTCCAGATATTTCAAGCCCAGTTTTATCAAACAGCTCTTTCTGATAATACGTGGTCTTATCTGGCATTTTGGAAACAGTTATGCTAGCGATTACTAAATCAGAATATTTTTCATAAGTAATTTCCTGTGACACACCTGCGTTCTTGACAAGAACCGAAATTGGCACTGTAGAAGATACAGAAATATCCAGATTAGTTGTATTATTTCCGTCGGTAATTGACGATGTGCCAGTGTATGAACTGCTTGTAGGCCTCTGGACAACATTGATAAATAATATCTGTCCCTCTATCAAGAATACTTCGTATTTCAGTGCATACGATGAGGATGTACTTGAATAATACACATATCCCTCGACTCTGATTTTGAGGAATCTTTTTCCTGATGCGAGCGTCCCCTCCTGTCGGTAAATGTAATAAACCGCGCCATCCCTACGCCAGATTTTGAGTTGTTCGGAGTTCTGCCCGAAACCGATAAAATTGTTTCCTGAAACATATATGGTACTGGCGGTCTTGCCCGCATAGGTAAACCAATCAACACCTGTGACACTGACTACATCATCATCGTGTTTCTTGTTGTTAACAACAGCAGTCATTCCGGCCGTCGTATTCAATAAACTGTCAAAAGATACTGTATCTGCCATAATCATCCTCCCATCTATAAAATAAAAGAGCACATGAGCTGTGACACCCATGCACTCTGGTTGTTAGTATTCGATCAGTGCGAACCGCATCTTATTATAAAGAATGTTCTTTGTCTCTTCGTCCACATTGATAATTTTGTAATCCACATCAGGCATGTAAAAAACACCCGTTCTGTAGGTGTTCTGCTCATCATCCCAATATGTGACATTGTACTTCCGCTGTGCTCTGTTGACCAAGCCAGAAGCAAACGTAGACTGCAAATCAATTTTCTCTGCCAGATAAAGCGGCCTGGTATTAAAATCAATCTTTGTCTTAAAATTCGGGCTTGTGTCCCTGTGTAAGAGATTATTTAAGTCCCTGTATGCTTCTACTTCTGTTCTCTGGTTTGGAGTTGCAGTGTAATCATCGTAGGCGAGATATTTGTTTGGAACAATTTTGCTTCCATACTTCAAGAGCCAGCCCTCGAAGCTGCTCCCTGCAATAAAGTCACTCATTTACCTCACCTACCTTTCAAATAATCCGAATCCATTGCGGTTTCTGAACTGTTCGTTTTCCTCTTGCAAATATCCGACTAAGTGACCATCTGCATAAATTGCCATGCCTTTGACCGCTTCCCGGATAACCTGTGCGATATTCTGATTGTTGTCGAATGTGTTGTTACTGATTGCAATTACTTCACGGCGAATATCGTCACCAAAAGTACCATTCGCAGATACCGGCTTCTGATACATTCTGGCAGTCGGAACAGCCTTTATATTTGCTTCCATCTGTGGGAGCTGAATACCCTGTATGGATGTGCTTATATCCCCAATTGTAGACTGTAATGCCGGAATCATGTTCTGCATACCTATCTGAAAGCCTTGCATGGTGTAGCCGCCAAGTTCTTCGAATACTTGTGACGGACTGTGGATTTTGAGAACTTTTCGGAATGTGTTAGATATACTGCTTGCTATGTTTTGAATGTTTTTAAACAAAGTGTTATTCGCAGTATTTACAAATCCGTTGTTCAGCCCGATAATTGCATTTCTTCCGACACTGTATAAGGAACCTATGCTGTTACTGATTCTTACATTCAGTTTTGTGAACCAGTGAAGTGCGCTGGCAAATCCCGTATCAAGTCCCTCTCTGAATCCTCTACCACAGAATTTGGCAAGTTCCTCGAACCACTTGGACGGGGAATGAATGCCGAGAGAATCTTGTGCCGGAGTTTTTATGCCGTCATTAACCATCTTGTTTGTGGCATCTTTGACAGCTTGGGAATTTTCTTCCATGCCTTTCTTGAACCCGTTTCCAGAAGCTTTCCCGATTTCCTTTCCACTTGTTTCGGCGCTACTCTTAATATCATCCATAGAAACCCCTTTGTACATGGCGTTGAACGCCGACTGTACTTCTGGGCTAAGCGCCACAATGCTTCCAGAAAGACCATCTATATAATATCCGGCCGTGCTTTCCCCAAGAGTGTATCCTACAGGAACATTATCTTCTATAGTGCTTTTTAATGATTCATCAAGCGTGCTTTTAGTTTTTGATTTAAGAGTCTCTTTATAACCTGATATTCCATTTCCAAACTGAACCATCTGGTTTTCACCTATTGTGTAAAATCCGTTTTCGTCTGGTTCGAGTCCTTTTGCGATTGCCTGATAAATCTGCAATGCTTTTTCACCAAGAATCTGCTTGCCGTTTTCCCAGATACCACCCATCTCGTCAATTGCATTTGCCGTTTTTACAACTAATTGTGCATAATCAACACGATCTGTTCTGTCTTTCAAACTATCAAAATGCTTTTCAATGTTTGAAAATGAAATACTGTTAATTTTATCCGCAGATTCTTTGGCTTTTTCGGCTGATGTTTTGGTTGAATCTACTGTTTCATCAACGATTTTTCTTGTTCCGTCAAGGGTTTGCTCGAATGCATCAAAAGATATTCCAAGATTGATCATTTCGTTTTGCAAATCATATAACGCGATTTTACCAGTTCCGCTACTGCTTTCGATTTCAGAAATGCATTTAGATAATGCTTGTCCCTGACTCGCTGTAATATCCCCTGCTTTAACCATTTCGAGAGCGGCCGTTGTCCAATCATCGAAAAGTTTCACGTCTTCACTGGTTACTTTATTGGGATGAATTTTTTTGATAACATCATCAATCCATGCATTAATAGCATTACTCACATCTCCTGACTCATATCCGATAATGTCATTTACAAAATCCTGTATTGACCAGTCTTTGTCTGCTCCGAAAATATTTTTGCTTAACCATTCTCCACCTTTGAATCCTTTAAGAGCAATAATTCCAACAAGACCAGTTTTTAACACTGATAAGCCTTTTCCAAGGGAGGAATATGCACTTCCTAAACCAGTAATTTTTCCTGCTAAATCAGCAGCTATTTTGATTCCGATAATAGTTCCAAGAGCTTTTCCAATGTTTTTGAGTTCATCGGGCGTCATATCTTTGAGCTTATCATATAGTACTTTAATTCCGCTTCCGATACCTTTCAGAACATCTCCAAGCCCCTCTAGTGTGCCCTCGCCAATGGGCTTTATTGATTCGATGAAATTTGAAAACATTTCGTCAAGATCATCCCATGGAATTTTTTCAGCCAGTTCCATAATTTTTTCTTTTAAAGTTTCAAATCCCTTTCCAATGGCATCCCACGGAATGTGAATTTTGCCCATGGAATCAAGCTGTAGAAGAACTGCTCCAAGTCCTCCGGCAAGAGCCAAAAGCGGATGTGATGCAAGCATGGTAAGAAATTTACCAACTCCTAATTTGTCAAGAATACCTATGGTACCTTTCAAGAGTTTGATACCACCCAAGACACTGAAAAGCTGCCCCAACTTATATCCTATATCTTGTGCCTGTTCTGGGCTAATTCCTTTAACAAAAGCGGTGATTTTGTCAATCATTCCAGGAAGTTTATTCACTCCATCTGCCGCCTTGTCAAAGAAATCATCGAAGAAATCTAACAGGCCGGTACCGACATTCTCAGCAAATGGCTCTAATGCATCCCACAGTTTTACAAGTGAAGCATTAATTTTATCCCAATTGATTTTTACAAGGAAATCGTTAAAAGCATTGATTAGTCGTGGTAATCCTTTTTCTCCAAGTGTCCACTTGCCGAGCGGAACTAAGAAGTGTTTCCAGAAATCCTTTAATGCTGTCCATGTAAAATTCCGGAACTGTTTCAGCCCGTTGTTCCAGAGGTTTTTCAGTGATCTTGTTGTAGGCTTTGCGGCTTCTGCAAGCTTACCGAATATGTCTGTGACCTTGTTCGCGAACGCCATAGCCTTGTTTTCCATGGAATTATAGGCGGCATCCCACTGTTTCTGGTATTCGTCTAACAGGCTATTTAACGCGCTATTAAGGATTCCTGTATCAAGGGCGGATGTGTCGAGAGCTGGTGTTTTGATCTTAGAATTTGCAAGGTCTGACAGAGAACTGTCATCTTTGCTCATAACCTCTAATTCATCATAGGACGAAAGGAACTGTTTCAACTTTTTGGCGTTTTTAGTTGCATCTTTCAGGCTGTTACTGGTGTCTTTTGCAGAGCTGTCTACATCTGAAATTCCAGAATCATCTATAGAATCCAGGGCTTCTGACAGTGCATCTACGTTATTTCCTGAGGATGTTCCAAAATTCCACTGTTTTAATTTGTCTTTGATTCCGAAAATATCTATAATGTGGTTTGCCAATCTTTGGAATGCAATTACCAAGCCGTTTAAATATGGAAGGACGCTTGCGACCATTGGGAGAAAAATGCTTCCGATTGTTTGAGATAACAAAGCTAAATTTTGTCTTAAAATTCTAGCTTGGTTGGCAGGACTGTTGATTGTAATAGCTAAGTTAGCCCACGCATGGCGCGAGGAATCCAGTATTACAATTGTTCTCAGCATTGCCTTGCTTGCCTGGTCCATCTTAGAAACGGCGGTTTGTATTCCGAGATTACTTGCTACTTGCTGTAAATTTGCATTACGGATATTGATTCCGTATTTATCTACAGCACGGCTCATGCCAACAAGTCCAGAAGTCATGTTGTCATAAACTTTGTTAAAATCTTCATTCCTGATTGAAGCGAGGTCGGCTCCAATCATTGTCAAGGCTTTAGAAAGCTTTTCGGCTTGGTCTGATGTTGCACCCATTGATGAAGAAATCTGCGCGAATGTAGCTTGATAATTCAGCAGTAAACTCGGGCTCATTCCAAGAGATTTTCCTGTTGTGTTTTCAGAAAGCAATCCCTCACTTGAAATATCATACCCGGACATCTTTGAAGTCAGTTCTCTGGCACGTTCACTAAAAGAATTTGCATATTCTTCAGCGGAATCATACCCAGCTTCTTTCCATGAGGTTTTCGAACTATCAGCTACTTGTTGAAAAGCATTTTTGAAATAGTCCCAATCTTCAAGAAAATCCGCGGAACTTTTGACTGCACTTGTAATTTTCGTAGCTGCTGTTTTCAAAGTCCAGAATTTAGCAATCAGAGACATGATGCTCGGAGTGCTTTTCTTTGCTTTTGAGCCTACATTGCCAATAGCATTTCCAAGGCTATTAACCTTTCGTACTGCCCCGGCTGCTCCCTGCCCTAATCGGCTAAACACATTTGATGTAGACCGCGCTGCCCTACCAGCGTTTCCGCCTGCGTTTGATAATTGAGCAATAGCCTGTGTCATCTGTATGGTATTGCGGCTGATTTTTGGAGCAGTGCTCATTGTCCGGAAGAATGATTTGAGACTATTCGCTAAATCTTCAAGATGTTCTGCTGTCTTTCCGGTTTTATCCCCTGCGTTCGCTAGTTGAGATATTGACTGAACAAACGTATTAATTGGTTGAGAAACGTCACCTATTTTAGAGAATGAAGCTGTGATTTTTCTAAGCTCTTTGCCGAGGTTCGGAAGCTTAGATGTAACTGTATCAATAGAACCACCTGCATTTGCCAATCTTGCCAGTGAAGAAACAAACCGGTTCACATTGTTTGATACGTCTGGAATACTGCTAAGACCAGATAATTCAGAAATCATGCTCTGAATCTTTCCAGACACATCACCTGTGGAATTTAATGTTTCGTTCAATCTGCGGATTGCATTTACGAACGAGTTTAATCCACTGTCTTTCAGATTAAGACTTCCAAGCGTGCTTATGGACTGAGTGAACTGCTGTAACTGGCTGTTTACTGTCGATAAATCCAGTCCGTTCAGTTTGGATTCGATATTGCTCTTTATATCATCCGTATTTACTGACAGATTTACTTTTACCGGGTCATAGGTGAGCGTAGATGCCTTATTAATGGCGTTTCGAATGTCTCTGGCAATTTTATCCTCATTAATCTTTACATCAATTGGAATTTGACCGTTTGCTGACTCCATGGCAGAGGAAATATTCTTCTGGATTGCAACTCCGAGCTGTTTTCCCATTTCAGAGACAGATTCGTATACTTGTGTAGATGCTAAATCTGATTCTGAACCCATGAGGGATTGAATAGACACCGGTTTAATGGAATCTCTGACTTTTTTGAGGTTTTCCAGAACAGTTATCAGCTGATCTACTGCATTTATAGTGTCTTTTGGAATTAATGTAGGAAATCTTTCTGACAGTTCTCCCCATGCAGAATCCAGGTTAATTCCTTTTGTTGCGTCAGATACGATGTTCCCAAGGTGTTGTTGCAGTAATTCTTTAAATTCGCCTTTTCCGATGTCGAATTTAAGCATATCGGAAACATAGATTCTTTTGTTTTTAAAGTAATTGTAGAAGTCTTGCCATTCCTGTTCTGCACCGCCCAGATAGCTTCCAAGATTGGATTTTACGACCTTTCCGCTCTGTTCAATGCTTTTGGCAATGTCATCCAGAGTCTTTCCCCAGTCACCGGCTGTGAAGTTCTGTCCATCAAATGAATTTGTAAGCTGCTGCGCCAATAAATCTATCTGCTTTTGAAGTTTGGAAGCGGCACCACCTTTTATTTCAAATGCACTTGCAAGCTGTTTGGACAATGCAGATGCGTCTATTCTGGTAGTCTCTAAAGATTTTTCAACAGAATATTTCAGCTTTTCAGACATATCCGCTGAATTAATCTCTACATTTACTTTGAGGTTCTTGTTTTCAAGATTGCTCAAATTCACTTTACTGAGACGTTCGAGCTGCGCGGCCATGCTATTCAGCTTACTTGTGTCAATACTTTTGATAGATTGCACGGCATAACTGAGAGTACCGATAGATTTAGAAAAATTCCTCATCAAGCCTACGCTTTTGGACATCAAGCTGTCTAATCGGTCGAATTTATTGCACAAATCATTGATTGATCTTGACGCACTGGAAACGTCACTGCTGACTTGTATCGCCAAGGTATCAATCGTATTGTCAGCCATATTCTCACTCCCTTCTCAAAAAATATTTATAGTAAAAAAGAGGGGACAAAAATGTCCCCTCCATCTGGTTTTCTACAGTTTGAGTTTCCCGATTTTAAATCAGAAAACATAATTGTTCCGTTTTTTATTTTTTCTTATATTTCTTAGAATCCGCAGCAAGCGCATCAAAATAATTAATTGCTTTTTGCAATTCCTTTTCTTTTTTCTCTTCTTCTTCCTCTGCGGTAAGCGGAAAAATTCTGAATGGCTCTGATGGATACTCATATGGTGCTTGACCATTTTTTTTGAACATATTACATACGGTAGCTTTGAGAGCTTCTACAGTGTACACGCCCTGCATATGTTCGTGGAAATTCTTTCTGTTCTCAGAAAACTTATATGCTAAATCGTAGCATTCCAGCTCTCTTGGTTCAGAATCCATAAACTCTGCTTTTGAAACCCCGACATAAATATAGAACGGAAGTAAATCTTCCATAACATATCGGCTAAATGGTTTCTGAATTTTTTTTACTTTTTGGCTGGCTTCTTGTGATCCTGTGGTGCTTTCACTCCATTCTCCATCTCCGGATTCGGATTCTGAAGAATATCGTTTAAAAAACCCGCGTTCATAAGCTCATCGGCAAGAATGCCGAACAACTGTAAGAGTCCTCTTGGTTCATCGGTTTCTTCATCTTTGTAATCATCCAGTAAATCCCCAATTTCCTGCAATGATTCTGCCGGATTGTATTTTTTAAATCCAACAAAAAGAAGCTCCCTGACTACGCAGAATAAGTCTTTGATTCTTCCAATTCCAGAAACATCTCCATCTGTTTCGATTTCTGCTGATTTAAAAAGCTTTGCCAAGTCCTGCACTCTTTCCATAAGGTCTGTATCGCAGAACGCATTGTAACCAAATTTGATAATATAATCAGTTCCATTAATTGTTAATTTTGTCATTTTATTCGTCCTCCCAAATTAAAATAGAAATTCCCGCCATAGATTTGACTCAATGGCGGGATGCTTATCAGCCCCCGAGTGGAGATGGAAAATCTTCATCAGACGGTTCAATTTTATCTTCAATCTTGATTTCGTCTGAAATTGTTACGTTTGCAGTAACTTCCCATGCCGCATTTACTTCGGCAGATGGAACGCCAAGTCTTGACGGTACAATCGGAATAAACCAAGCCTTTGTAAGGTCTGGATGATAAATTTCCAGCCAAGGTCTTTTGCCTTCTGCTTTGTTCTTGTCCCATGTTCCACAGATGTTTTCCCAAGTATCAATGAACACCTGAGACATACCAAATGTAAATCCCATGGCTCCCGATAAATCGAGAAGTCCCGGAACGGATGTTTTGTATTTTGTTGCGTTCAGAGATGTGGTGTCGATAGTATCAGGTTCCGGGTTCATATCCGGAATGGATTTTGGTTTCTGTAAATTGTAATATTTTTCTGTTGGGCGTGTGCCCGCTATAGTTTCGAATGCAATCGCGACCTTCATGCCAATGGTACTGAGGTCAATCGCTGGTGTTGCTGCCATATTCGGCTCCTTTCTGCTTTTTCAGCTATAAAATCACATTAAAAAAGAGCCTTGTCGGCTCTGACACGTAACCCTGTGCCCGGGAGATAAAAGGATCACCGTCCTTTCTATTCATCTGTGCCTGTTTTCAGTTCTGGAAGCCCTGCTACAGATGTAAGCAAGGATAAAACGCCGGAAAGAACGGACGCCGATACGACCATCTTCCAGTCAACGCTTCCAAGGACTGTTGCGGTTCCGATTGTCGCAACTGCTGTCTGAGCAATTGTCTTAACAGCTCTGATTCCCGCAGCTTTCAGCCATTGTAATTTATCTTTACTCATAGGACACTCTCCTTTCTTTTTGGTATAAAAAAAATAGAAGCTGTTACGCTTCCAATAATTGCCCGGTGTAAATTCTGCTGTACCGGCTTATGATTCGTTTGAAACTCTTTTCGGAGTTTGCGACTTCTTCCGGTCCGTATGTCCGGCGAAATCCCATCGAAATCATGGCTTCATGACTTTTGCTGTCGATTTCGTATGCAGTCGATAAAGCCTTTGTTCCAGATGCGTAACTTTCCGTTTGAAACGAAAGAACTGTTGCGCATTCGTGACCTTCAAGGCTTGTTGACTGCGTGGGATTCCCCATCATGAACAATCTGGCATATTTCGTTTTGCCAGATGCTATTGTCTGACTTTTCTCCATGGAAAAATTTCCTTTGCCGACTGTTGGTTGAATATCTTTACTCCACCTAGAAAATACTTCTGATACCGGGTTGTTAATCGTGTCTGGCATTTTATATCACCCCGCCTGTTCTAACATATTCTGAGACTGGTCTTAAGGAAATCTCTTATTTGAGAATATCCCCATCCGCAGTCAATCAAACCACTAACAAGCATTTCCTTTGACTGGACAGCTTTTAGCTCTTCTTCTGTCAAGAAATCTCTCAGATTATCTTTTGTAGACAGTCCCTTTTCCTCTCGAAGCTGTTTTGCGGTTCTTCCAAATAAAGTTCGGTACACCATATCCGTATACGTTGAATACGCATGACCATGCATTCTCTCGTTTTCCTGAGATTCTTTAAGCGCATTGGTCAACGCCTGCCTTACTGCAATACCTTTGTCCCGTTCTCTTATTTTACCAATAAGAAGTTTTTCCATTTCATTGAACTGACGAATATATCCCTCTTTAAACTTCATTGCTTTTTCGCCGGTATATCCCATAGCAACAAGCGTAAATCCGTCTCTTGTCATGTAATACATCGGCATTTTTTTACCTTGCAAATTGATATAAGAGGACTGTCCAAAATTGGATAGTCGAAAATCTTCGGAACATTCAAGCTCTCGTATATCTCTTAAAACCTTGCTATGCTCTTTTTCAAAAGTTTCTGCAACATCAAGGCTAGTAACAACACTTCTTTCTACTTTTTGGATGACCATTGTTCCTACAAACATGCTTACATTCTCCTTTTCTATGTTTTTTTTGCATGAAAAAAGCACCCACCACTCCGGTAGATGCTTTTATATGTTACAGTATATCATTTTTAATAAATATGATTCCATATGATTGCATAGTATATTCGTGTTTCTTCATGAACTGAAGACTTCTTTTGCAATTTTTCTGATGCTTTGCATGATCTCCACGCTCGCCTTATAAACTGGCATTGTGGCTTCGGTACCATAAGAGCGTACCCATTCTCCAGAATCGGCATAATAAACCCAAGAATCATTATTTCCATTCCCTTGCCCGTATGAACCGATTGTATATCCAAATTCCTGTCCTTTTGGATGTGGGCTTGTGCCTGCCGGGGTGTTGTAGTGGATTCCTGCGCCAAATTCTATGAATGCAAGCGATTTTCCCTCACACACAAGCGTCGCCTGAGAATAACCACCAAAGTTATTGATTCTGATATAGGTGTTATGATTTTTGTCAGAATCGCCTTGCGCCAATGCTATGTTTTCATCTATAACCGGGGTTCCAAGTTCTGCCAGCCTGCGGACAAACTCCTCATTCTTACTCACAAGCGACTTCTGATACGCTCTGAGCTGTTTTATCGTGTCTTGTATAGATTTCTGCGACAGTTCCATTTTAATAGTCTTATTCGCCATCTGAGCCATCCCCTGTGTACTTAATACCGTATCGTGCCACATTGCCTTTCTGGGTATCAAGAATCTTTTTTAGGCGGTAGTCTGGCGGCACTGTAGGTTCTCCATCTTCGCCTAAGATAAGTTCGCCTGCTTCGGTCAGTTCCGGCTTGCGGTCAATCCAGAATACATCGGCAGTCTGTGGCTTGAAGTTGCGGTCGAAGTTTGTGATATACCTGTCATAATCCGGGATATAACCGGCGGATAATTCCTCTGGCGTTCCGGCGGTCGCAGATACGGAGAGGTGATGTAATTCTGGCTTTTGGTACGTTTTGATTGTATCTATCCCGTCAAGGTCTTCAGTTACCCTTGACCAATACACTATTTGTTTTTGACGTTTTAATCCTCTCATGGCATTTCCTCCAAGTCGTCTGTATCCACATATTTCCGACATTCATACTCCAGAACATCTAACTCTTTGCCTATCTCTTCCCGGGGCTTCGTAGCTAATTGCATATCATAGATTACAGACCAGAGTTTTGAAATGATCTGAAGCTTCGTCATTTATCGTCATCCTCTCTGCTCGCCTGGAGGATGCACATAAGCAAGACTCCTGTGACTCCTCCTGCAAGGTATGTTAATATGCCTGTTAAAATGCTCATTTTTCTTCCTCTGTAAGCTTCTTGTATTCCTCTTCGGTGATCCGGTTCTTTTCTTTTGCCTGGTCTACCATTTTCAGCCAAGCTGAATACGGAAATTTCTTTTTCATTTTTATAAGTAATTCGTACATATTCCTCCTATTCCGGGATGTAAATGTCTCCCATTTCTGCTACATACTGGATAAGTAGTTTCTGAGTCTCCAGCTGTTCTTTTTGTTCCTTCAACTGCTGTTCTACGCTCTTTTCCGGTTCGTAGGTCAAATAGTTCTCCGGATTGTTCTGGATATCTTCCAACTGGTCAGCAGAGGTTACAAATTCATTGTAGTCGTACTCATATACGGTCTCTGAATATGTCTGTGTTTCTTCTGTTCCTGTCTGCTGTGTTTCTTCTGTGACTTCTTTTCCATTTGTGCAGATGAATACGTACACGCTATTTCCGGAATCAAATGTTTTAAGCAGCGGCTGCTTCTGCGTAAACCTTGCTTTCTTCACGTCTTATCACTCCTTTACATATCTTCATAATTTTCTTTACTTTCCATTTCTTTCGGATGTGTTTGCTATTTGTGTTCTTCAGAAATCCATAGAAGCTACTACATCGTTTTGCCAGCTTAAACGGTATTGGCTTATGTGTCTTATAATATTTTAGAGCCTTTTTATACGCCCTTCTGATTCTACGGAAGTTTCTTCTACGAACAGTCATTTTATGCTGATATATCCGGTATCCCATCATATCCACGAATGTCCTGGTTATTTTGTAGATACGGAAGGTATTCTTAATGGTCAGCCCCATATCTTTTGCTTTTCTGATGAACATTTTCATAGCCTTCTTGATGTCTTTCTTATTTGTTCCGGCAAACAGCGTATCATCCATATAAAACGTCTGCTTCTTAACGAGATTAATCCGTTCATTGCATCCATTCCGATGTTTTCTGATGCGGTACATCCCTTCAGCAACATGGTGATACAGGATACTCATGTACAGATTGCATAGAAACTGGCTAAGATATGAACCTATGCTCAAGCCTTTCTCAAAACTGTAAATCAATTTTCGGATTAATTTAATCAGTAGATCGTTCTTGATATGGCATTCCAGGAATTGCATAAGTTTGTCCCTGTCTATGCTCTCATAACATTTCTTTACGTCTGCCTGAGCAACGAATGTGAGCTTATGGTTTCTCAACCATCTTCTTACGTCCCTTGCACCTTTTAGAGTCCCACGCCTTTTGATGGAAGCGTACTGGTGCTCTCCAATGCGTTTCAGAATAGGCTGCAATGCTATAACTGCTATGTAATCATACAACTGATGCTTTATATTCTGGATTCCGATTCTACGGATTTTCCCGGACGATGGGTCTACTTTTTCCCGGTACCATACCGGAGGGAATTTAATGTCCCAGTTAATGATTTCATTCTGGATATCATCAATCACTGCTTCCACCAGAAAACGAATGGCATTCTTTCCGTTTCTTCTGAAAATGCAGTAAATTTGATTAACATCCAAAGTCGTATATGTACTAAGTAATCTCAGCACATCATTTCTTTTGTACTTTTTCTTCAGACATTTATATACCGCTGTGCTGATTAATCCGCGGTCTGTTATATCAATGGCCTTGCAATATCTTTTCATTCGATTATTTTAAAGAGGGTTTCCGGTTTTTCTACTAGCCCCGAATACAGTCTCATACACTGTATTCCTTACTTGCCGTCCCCGGCTTTCAGCTGGCCTTTCTTGCTTATTTTAACGCTTATGCGTAAAGAACCTTTCGGCTACACCCTTTTCAGGTGCGAAACATGATGCAAATAATACTGGTTTTGATATAAATAATATCAGGAGCCGTAGTTCCACCTGTCATTCCAGAGCCCGTTCCTGCAATTCACGTACGCGGAACCGGAGTTCGTCCCATTCCTGAGGTTCCCGGCTGCACCATGAGTCCTTATGCTTTTATTTTTGTATGTATTTGGAAAGAATTAAGGGGAAGCCCCCTCTTTTCCTTCGGAAAATTCACCCCTAAGGGCCTTTTTAATCGCAGGAGCCGAAGCTCCACCTGCCATCCCAGAGCCCGCCCCAGCAACTCACGAACGCGGAACCGGAGCCCGCCCCATTCCAGAGGTGCCCGGTTTCAAGTGATTCTCTGGTTCCAGATGTGGCTGTTCCTCCGGCGTAAACTCTGCTTCCCATTCCTCGATCAGAAGAATCGGTTGCGGCTATTGGCCACCATGCACCTGTTTCTTCATCAATTTCTACATCACCAACCCACCAGTCACTTCCTTTGCCATCTGCACTGGCAGGTATGTTTCCAACAAGTTTATATGTACTCTTGACAATATTCTCGTTATCGCTCCATGCAGTTCCTTTTTCACGGATATATACATCTTTGCTGTAATCACTTTTGAATACCATCACTGTATTTGCAGCTACATAATAAGCGCCTACCTGATATTCGACACCCTGAATTCTGTATGGATGTCTTGCTGATGTGTTTGATACAGCTGCACCGTCATGCTTTCCAATTACTTTCTTCGTCTCGCCAGTGTGAATGTGCATAGAAGACATTGTGATCAGCGCATTTAAGGTATCCGTAAGTTTTACAGGTACTGTAGTAAATCCTTCTGAAATATCCAGATACACTGCTTTGTTTCCGCTTGCAAGGTCTTCAATACGAAGAATCTTTACGTCGTCCGCATAGGAATGCATAGTTCCGACTCCGCGGTCTTTATTTACTGCACCATTGTTGTTAGAACCATATCCAACAGAAACACATAATCCAACTTCCAGGTTTGCTGCCTGTGCTGCTGTTACCGGGAAGTAAGTTGCCTTCTCCGACCTCTGCTCTGCTGCATCGAACTGGAAGTTCCAGTTGTTTACGCCCTGTGAAATCTTTCGTGAGCTTTTTTGTCCGCCTTTAATTGCATTGAAGATCATAAGGAATGTCTGACGTTCTTTTCCGCAGCCATGATAGCCTTTTCCCTTTTTCTGGTAATTTGTATTAATATTACCGTTGCTCTGATTCCTTAAAATCTTCTTTCCTGGTTGAGAATGTGGTAAGCCATCAGAACCTGCTACGGACGGAAACGCTGAAAGAAGCCAGTAAGCAGGTACGGAGCCATCAGCATTCTTCTGGAATGGTTTTAATCCAAGTTCTTCATGCGGTTTGTCTGACCATGACCAGAGATAGTAATCTCCTTTATTTTCTTTTCTATAGTAGAACATTGGACCGAAGGAACATACATCCGCTGTGCCAGTTTCTGAGTATCCATCCTCACCCTCAATTGCGGTCAGTTCATAATCTTCATTGTCGTGACGAATGTAATTTCCGTACCACCACTGAAATTCTGGTCGGTTTGCATATCCGTCTGCACCCTCTACGGTATCTGTGGACGGTTCGTATGGAATCAGCTTGTTTACGCCTAACTTCTCAATCGTAGTTGTCGGATTTACAGATGATTTCCACTCTTTTGCCTGGTATACTACACCTGTTCTCTGGCGGTTAAGATATTCTTCTACGGTATCTGTATGTGGTGTGCCACAGATAATGTCGTTTAGGACACTAATCTTTTTCCCTACTTCTGCTGAGTCTGCCGCTTCTCCTGTTTTGGAAAGAGTAGAATCCAGTGCCACGTACGCCTTTCCTGTTTTTGAGTCAACAGCAACCTCGAGGGATTCCGTTGTTTTTTCTTTTGCAGTAATTCCACCTCTCTCCGATTCTGTCGGAGCAGGTGGAATAAAAATATGTACCGTATCATTTTCACGGTCATAAAATCCTTTTGTTTTCTGCGTTTTCATGTGATTCCTCCATATCTGTTATTTATTGTCAACTGTTTATAATGATTAAATGCGCTGCGCCTGTGGTTTTAATAGTTAACTAAAGCCCTCTTTAGTTAATTAGTTTTCCGCTTTCGGTTCTTCTTCCTTATTAACATCCATCAGCTCATTGTACTGTTCCTCAGTAATCCTGCCCGTTGCGAAGAAAATATCAATCTTATTTTTTAAATCATCTGTAAGTCCGCTTCTTTCTTTAAGTTTTAATAATGTTCTATATAACATAATCATACCTCCAATTCTGTAAGCGCTACCGCATATTCACTGTTGACGTAGGCTTCTGCCGCCTGTGTGTCGATGTCCTGTGTCTTTGCGTCCATATCATAGATATAATCTCTCGTATCGCCTATCTGCTGTTTTACATAGTTCCAACCGTTCTCCATTGAAATTGGATAGTTGAACACTGTATATCCGTCAAGCTGTTCTGAATTGATAGATATGTTTGTGACTGGATAATTTGTGGAAAGGGATTTATAGGCTTGTATCTGTTCTGGTGTTAAGTCTATTTCTTCTGGTGTTACTAATGCACAAACAACAATCAATGGCTTTCCACTGGAATTTAATTCGGATAAAAAATTTTTAAATTCAGCAAGTGAAGTAAATCTGGTTATTCTAACATCAATCCAACTTCCATAAAATGTAAATACATTTTCTTTATTCATAATGCTTTCACCAGCATTTATAATATAATTTGATAATCCAACGTACCGTTTGATTTTTACTGCTAATTCAAGTCCAAACCTTTTGTATTTTTCATCGTCTGCATTTGAATACGACCATCCTTCAGCACCAGTAAATTTTATTACAAATACACTCCTCACCAACTTCCCACGTTCCACATCCACATAGTCACTCACATACTGCTGTCCGTTGATTGTGACGTTGCCGCCTGAGCTTACAGGGATTGCGTTGAGAGTGTACGGGAGGGTGACGGTCTGTTCATGGTAGGGTTCGAAATCATCGTAGGTGGCGGTGAGATCGGTGGTGAGCATTGGTTTGAAGAGAAGATTTTTAACGGTTGTACCATTTAAAACAACTATCGCAATTTCATCAGTACCTTTTCCAATATTAGATATTATAGAACCATCGCCCTTTTCTTCTGTTACGTTATTCCACGTACCGTTTGGAAGATAACTCACATAACTTCCAGCCGCTCCTGGAGATCCAACCAATTTTCGACCGCTCTTTGCAATTATCTTTCCGATTCTAAATGACGGGTTTCCTCCACTCGCAGTTCCATTCAGTGTATATGTCCCATCTCCATTATTGGTACAAGTAACGCCATTCACTGTGGCAGTCTGCAATGTGGCTTTCAATAAATTCTTCCCACACACCTTCACAGTCGGATTCACAATGCTCTTAATCTCCTGCGGGTAATCAGGGTTTGGGCTTGGAATTCCGCCAGTGTAGGGTTCGAAGTCATCGTAGGTGGCGGTAAGGTCGGTGGTGAACATTGGTTTTATAAGCGCATTATTGTACACATTATCAGGCTTGATCAAAATATTAAAGGAGGCATTAGGGTATGTAACGGAATCAAAATGTTCAATGATTATTCCTGCGCCCTTATCTTCATAAGCAAAATTGGAAGAATTTGAATATTGTAAAGAAACCAAAGAAGTACCACCACAAAGTCTCATTTGACCAGTAAAGTCTATATTAGAATGTAAAATAAATATACCTGTTGCTGTAGCAGTTCCATTCAGTGTGTATGTCCCATCTCCATTTGCAGTACAAGTAACACCATTCTTTGTAGTAGTCTGCAACGTAGGATTCAGCAAATTTTTCCCACTATACTGTTTCTGCTCAGACTTCCCATACAGCATCATATCCTGAATCTTTCCATTATCAGAATCGGCAAGATGAGTTTCGCCTTGCGAACTGGTGTAGAATTTGGTGATTTTGGTGGATATATCTTCCTTTAGTGAATTAGTTATTTCTCCAACTGCGCCTGCGTCCGCGGCATATCCAGTCTTCGTGAGAGTGCTATCAAGGTTGATACCTTTATTAAGCTCCATTTTTTGGTCAGAACCAAATTCAAGGCAGTTTGTTTCTTCGTTGTAATCTACGCTCACCGGAAACATCGGAACGATATCGCCAGATTCGTTAATTCCGGTAATCTTGCCAGAGTTTTCCGAACCTTGGTTCTTATTCAACTTATTTGATATATCAGCTGACAATTCTGTAATTTTATCTCCGGTAGCCTTTGCGTCAGCAGCTTTTCCAGATACGCTCAAAGTTTTGTCTGTTCCGGAAAGATAATTGTCTGGAATTTTAGTCAAGAATCCAGAGTCATTCTGCAAGTCACTGGTTTTACTTGGAATCTTTGTATCCGCCGGCAACGCTCCAACTTCTTCAGCTGTATATGTCGGCTTGTTCTGCTGCTTTACCCAATCTGCCAATTCACTTGATTTAATGTAAAGTGACATATTAATCGGGGCGCCCATAGTATCCCATACTACACCGTTCCATGCCACATTCATTCCTGCTTCGCCGTAAACCGACTTAGACTCGATATTGTACATATCTCCGATATCCGGGTTTAACGGAAGTAAATCAGCGGTTGCAACTGTACCACGGTAAATAATAGGCGTTTTTATTTTTGCTTCCATATCGGAAATCTGGCGTTTTAATATTGCATATACTTTCTTTGCTGTTAATGCCATATGCGCTTCTCCTTTACAGTTTGTACCATGTATCGGTAGGTTTGTGATATTCGTATAATTCAGAAGTATCAAGGCACAATGCTGAAGAACCACTCTCTACATAATGTGGGAGCTTTGATACGTCTTTTGAAAGCCCCTCGTAATCGCGAACCATACCTTTTGCATCTGTACACACCCAACTGCCTAAATCTGGCAATTCATCACCGGGATTGTACTTGATTCCATCAAAAATAACTGTGTTTTCTGCTTTTGCCATCTATGCAATCATCCTTTCTGCCCCGATAGGAGCCACATATGTGAACTGGTTTCCTAAAATATCTCTGGCTGTGCCGATCACGAAATGACCGTAGTCGGCCAGAATATTGCAAACAAATTCCTCTGCGTCCACCCAATACCGTTTTTTAACCATGCGGTGAAGTTCTGGCAATAGACCGTAGCTGAACATCACACAATGCCCTAACTCATGAATGAAAACACGGTTCAGAAGCTCTCCATGTAGGCTATTTGCGATTGAAATTATATGGGTGGAATAATCCGATACCCCGAGCGTTCTGTTGCCTGTACGGTCAAATAAAACGCTGTCGTGCGGAGATACGAACTGTACTCTCCATAGATCTCCGTTCATGTAAAATTGTCTTAGCATGGCTTATCACCATCCTTTTCAAATTAAATCAAGTTCTTGGAATACTTTAAAAATCTTTGGAGATTGAATTGCAAACCAATCAACCATTTCTTCGTTCGTAGCCCATGCTCCATAAAAATTGGCAGACGAAGAATCAAGTCCACTTTCAAATAAAAAAGCATGAACAATTTCATGACGTAGAATGTTTTTCTTCCAATTTTCGTAATCTCTTAATTCACAATCATCTTTTTTGTTACACACTATAATTTCGTGTGCGGACATATCCGTGTATCCATCTCTGCCTTTTCCATCAAGTAAATCGTCGTCTTTTTCATTCCTGAAATATATTTTGTACTTGGTTCCTAAAATATTTACAGTCAAATTTTCCATAATCAATCCTCGAATTTCATTACGAATTTTCCGCCACATTCACATTTTTCATGACAGTCATATACATTCCAATGAGTTGTTGATTTGTCAGCACTTGGCTTCTGTGGTTTTCCACATTTCTCGCAAATCATTTTAATTTTGACTTCCGCTTTTTTTCTTGGCATATTATGTACCTCCATAACTAAAAAGCCCCTGCTACATTCCTGTAACAAGGGCAAAATTCATTTCATATTCAATTCATCTGCTGTATAAAACGTGTCAAGTCAGTTTTCATCTGCTGTCTGATTGATGCGTCTGCATCGTCCCACATTTCTTTCATATTGCGGATGATATCTTCTGTATACTCTTTCATGGAATCATCCATTTTTCTCTTGGATTCAGCGTCTTTGGAATCATGGTAATGTCTGCGATTCTCACTGTATCTGTCATATGTTTCACCATATCTGGACTGCTGACGATTCATGCCGTCATTTCCCATATTCCTGTCCGAATATTCTGGGTGATATCCCATGCGGTACATATTGCGTTCAAATTCCGGATTATTCAGATATTCGTTCATCCAGTCATCATCCTGTGCGTGAAGATAAGGAATATATCCCATGCGGCTTCCTCTGCCTTTTGGTGCAAATCTGCCGTTTGAATAACGATATCTGTCATATCCCATGCGCCCAAGATACTTCTCTTCCTGCTCGCATTCGTCCATAGCTTCTACGATTCGATAATCTTTGTCTGCACAGATTGCGCATTTTACTGCTTCTAAGCAATCTTTCAGATCATCCCAGTCCTGAGAACTAAGATTGTCAAATCCATGTGCTTTGGCTTTTTCCATAGCCCATTTTCCCATTTCCATTGCAACTTTATGCATTACAGTGCCCCCTTTCTAACAGCCTGTGTAACAGGTGTATCTGCTGCCGGGGCTGTACCGTTAATTGCTGTCAAATTGTTACTCGGACTACAAGCTGGATTTCCCAACATCTTGAATACTCCGCCAGTTGCACTTGTAGCTACTCTGGTTGCGTACTTCGTTCTGGTTCTTATTCCACAAGCCGTAACCTGTGCGCAGCAACGATTCTCTAGCGGATACAAAGTTGTTCCTGTTCCTATTTGAATCATTACCGGGGCGGTAATTGTGGTGGCTTCTGGTATACTTTGTGCGATCACAATGCAATACTTTTCTCCATTGGAATAACTGCCTGCCGGGAGTGTAATCACAAGATTCCCACCAGTAAACGATACAGACTGGCTTATCACAAGATGGTTGCAGAGCTTACAAACATTTTTACAACTCATATTTCTACCTCTCAATCAAATAAGAGGTGAGCCGCAACCCACCTCTTAGAATTAGTCAACCTCTAAGGGTGAGTTACTTAGTAGCATCCACTGTTGCATCCACATCCGTTGTTTCCGTAATATCCATACAAATTACTTGCCGGATATGCCGGAACCGGAAGCGGTGCAGTGCGTCTGAGAATTTCTGCTGTATTTGCGTTCATAGCCGCCTGTAATACCGCATTCTGGTCGGACTGTGAAGCCGCCAGTTTAAGTGCCTGATTCTCTGCTCTGAGGTCTGCTGTCTCTTTCTGGCAAAGATAATCAAGGATTGCTCTTGTATTGCTGTTCTGATTGTCCAGAATATCTCTGGTATTGTTGTTCATTGTGTTCTGGAGAGCACAAGTGTTGGTTGCCAGGTTGTAGTTGATACCCTGGATAGCTTCTCTTGTTTCGCAGCAACAATTTGCTAACTGAGACTGTAATGCATTGGTGTTCTGCATATTGGCTACAGTGTCAGCATTAATTGCCTGCTGAACGCCATTGAATCCCTGAAGCATTCCAACGTTCACGCCGTTGAAGCCACTCTGCATGGTATTGTTGAGAGCATATGTGCTGTCACAGATGCCCTGCTGAATACCTCTGATACCATTCTGAATATCGTTAAGAGCAAAACTCTCGCTAATATCTGAACGGGTTGCCCATCCTTGGAATCCAGCACCATTTGCACCGTTTCCACCATTGCCGCCGAAGCCGCCGCCCCAGCCGCCAAAACCTCCCCATCCAAAGATGGCAAAGATCAGGACGAGCCAGATAAGTGAAAAGCCATCACCGCCCCACATATCATTGGCGCGATTATTAGAGCCTGTAGCGGCAGCAATGTCACTAAGACTGTAATTTGAACCATTCATCATGTTTTTAGTCTCCTTAAATTTTATTTACAATAGGAGACATCCGCGGCTGTCGTCCCGAATTGTAGCGATTTTTAATCACCCAATTGTGGGGAAGTGTTATAATCCAAGGAATTTTTGTATAATTCCATCTGGAGATAAATGTTTTTCGTTAAATATATTTTGCTGTATTTGATGTAACTGGTCTGTATCACCTTTTTTGTATAAATCCAACGCATTCTTCAATGTTGGATTATTTCCTGCAAATTTACTCATATCGTTCATCATGTTGTCAACACTTCCGAACCTCTGAGAAATTATTCTTTCAAGTTGCTTTTTCATCATGGCGTTTGGGTTGAAATTCATCTCTGCCTACCTCCATTCTGCTGTCTTGGGGAATCATTTGTAACCGACATTTGTGTCGGTAGCAAATCTTTTATTCCAGAAATCTCAGAACAAACATCATTCCGAAGCTGATTAAACATTGCTTCAATGTCAATCTGCTTTTCGTCTTGCTTAGATTGCTGTTCGTCTGGATTTACGAGTCGGTAAACAAAAATCCTGCTCCTTCCATCGGATTGAAGCTGTTTTCTGTAAATTTCAGTTCCGTCTGTTTTTGGATAGTAAACAGGATTGCCGGACATATCCACATCTTTAGCCTTTACAGTATCAATCCCATCCACCATTTGTCCTTGAAGCATAGGGGATTGTGGAATTGGCTGTAACTGTTGCATCTGCATTTGACCATAAGGCATTGCCTGTTGATAATTATTCTGCAATTGTGCCAGCCTGTCCTGATACGGTTGTATTTGACCGTATGGGTTGTTTATCATTGGCTGTTGCGGATAATACGGATAACCTGCCATAATCTGTTCCTCCTGTCCGGGATTCAAGAATCATGTCCATATCATCTATAGAACGATGCTTTTCCCATATACCCTCGTAAGGGTTTCTTAACATAATCATTGTGTTTTCTCCTATGATTATATTATATAGGAAGGAACTCTGTTTTTAAACGTCACTATTTCGCCACGTTTTCGCCACAATACAAAGAAAAGCCCCGACAGTACATCGGGGCAACTTTGGAAATTTTCTTCTTTATTCTTTTGTTAATTCGGTCTATTGTTCTTGGACTATACCCCATAAGTTCAGATGCTTCCCATAGTGTCTTTTCGCCATAGACCCGTAATCGAAACAGTTTTTCTTCTCTGGAATCAAAGCCTGCTTCTTTTAAATAAAATTTTCTTTCATCTTCTGAAAAGTCTGTATAATTCATATTTCCACTGTCCTCCCTTACAAGTGGAATCAAACTGGAAGAATACCGCTTAACATAAAACCGATAACTGCGCTGACAATCGCTGTAATAACGCATACAATGATTGTATCGTAACGCTTTCCCGGGACTGCCATGAGAGTCTTTATATTGTTATTCATCTCATCCACAGTCGACTTGATATGGTTCAAGTCATTCTCACTTAATGCTGTCTTTCTTTCCAGTTCTCCGATACGCTCATAAAACTCTTTACTACGATCAGATTGCTTCTCTTGCATCAGCTGAAAATTCTTTTCCAGTTCTTCTATGCGGTGTTCATTAAAACATTCATGTTCACATCCCATCGCCAGTTCCTTTCTTCACTCCCTTAACATTTGCTTTTCCCTACTGAATATAAGCAACCCAGCGGCACTCCGGGAGGACAAAATACTGTGCCACGTGACCCAACCATCTTAGTTAAATTAAACTTCCTGCAAATGGAAAAACGCCATGATTGATATATATTTCCGTTTCGGATTCCCATTTTCGACTTACCGAATTTTCAGAGTGCGATTCTTGGAACTCGGCCCCCTGTTTCACAAGGAAATAGAGAGCCAGATCAAATATGCAATCATAGCAATCTTCCATATCGGTATTGATTTTTTCATCTGTATATCCAGACGGATAGTTGCGTTTCTTTTTGAACGAACGAATTGCACGCTTCACAGACAAAGAAATCATACCGTCAGTTTCCGCATCATCGGATAGATACTTTTTCAGATCATTCATAAGCTCTTCGTTCATCCAAGATCACCTACCCTTGCTGAGATAAAATTTCTGAGATAATACCAGCCTTATTTGTCGATGTCAGGACATAGCCATTGTCACTTGCGAGCTGTTTCAGTTGAACTACTGTCATGCTTGACAGCTCGCTTTCTGTATACTTGTGTTTAACACTTGCTACAGATGGTGACTGGCTGTTCTCGTCGAGACTATGCCCGTTTATTCCCCCGCTTTGGTACCGATTACGATACCGCCGTTGGCTTTTGGTGCAACCGGAACAAACATGCCAGATGCTTTTGTCCAAACTGCAACTGGGTCTTGCGTAGCCCACATGGACAGTGTTACGAAGGAGCGATTTTCTTCCTGAATGAACTGTCTGTACTCAAGCTCCTCTGGTGTTACGCCCCAGAGTCCAGTACCAAATGAACCGTTCGGTTCTGCTTCATATAGAGTGAATACATCCTCTTTGAAGTATCTTCCTGTTTTGAGTGAACCATCTGCTTTTCTGAATCTGAATTTCTCGTCGCAACGATCAATGGTAATTCCATATTCCTGCATAAGCAGATTTGCAAGTTCCTGTTTTGTTAAGAGACGTTTGTTTGCTGCTCCTAAGACTGCGGTCTGCATTGCAGTGTTATTTCTCATGTAATTAATCATTTTAAGTGATGTCAGGGCTTTGTTTACCACAAATCCATTATCTTCTGCAATAGCGACCATCTTCTGGATATCACCCATGATATCTGCATCTGGTTTAGACCAGTCTGTCATTTCTACTTTTGCATCGGACGGAACACCATAATCAATGCTCATATCCACATTGTTTTCTTTAATTTTTACAACACCTGTGCTAAGAAATTGGCCTTTCATGACATTTGCTCTAGCAACAACACCTTCAAACAGGTTGGCTGCATCATCAAATACAAATTTCTTTAAGTTATCGTCATCCGGCACACCGTTTTCAATTGCCTGCTGTAATCTCTCAGATTGATTAATTTTTCTCTTAATAAAGAGTTTTTCAGTAAGGACTTTTTCAAATCCCGGTCTGGAACCAATTTCCGCTTCGGTATCAAGAGCGTGAACGAATGCTACCTCCGGCAGTCTCTGTCCAGCCATAAGTCTGTAGTATTCAGCTTTCAGGTACTGAGTTTTAACATCCGGGAAAATGGTATCAATGATACCCGGCCTTTTAACACTGAAATTCTGAGAAAAGTTAAGTCTTTCTTCCTGTGTGATTGATTCTAAAATATTAAATGGCATCTGCTGTACCTCCTTAAAATTCTGGGTCTGTAGTAGTCACAAAAACGATACCTGCTTTTTCAAGCTCTGTTTTTGCAGTGGTTTCTACTGTTACCGGAAGTCTTTTTTCAAGAACACGTCCTGCAACAATTACGGAAATCGGTCGTTTTGTATCGTCTGTCATATCGACGTCTTCAAATACAATGCCTTTAGCACCAGTTGCGTTTGTCGGATATACGGAACCTGCTTTGATAATCTTCTTAGTTCCAACGGTTTCAGCATTTGTCTGCTCTGCTGTATAGGTTTTAAGTACAAGCCCTACCTCGGATTCGAGGATGTTAGGTGTGGATTCGTACTGCTCTGTTTTCATAAAAGCCATAATCTAAATCTCCTTTACTTAAATATTTACTGGGGCATTATCATCTGCCGGTTTATTTTCTGGGCACATTTTTGCTGAATACGCCTTGGCGTATTCGGATGCTTCACTCTTATTTTCTGGTTCTCCACCAGATTTACCGCCACCCGGATTAGGTGTGTTTTCAAGGGCTTCTTTTTCCCATGCGGCTTTTGCGGTATCAAGCGTTGATTTATTTACTTCGGAAATTCCATTAACAAAAGTCTGGGCTTCTTTGAGCGCATCCTCGTCATCCATGTTTGAAAATGCTTTAATTGCTCCTGCGTAGGCATCTCCTTTCATTCCTGCGGTAGCAAAAATAGAAGTGATTTTACCTGTCAGAGCGTCTTTCTGAGCTGCTTTAAGTGCAGATTCAAGATCAGAAATCCTTTTTTCATTGGTTGCTTTCTCTTTCTGATGCTCCAATTCTGTTCTTTCAGCTTCAGTCATGTTCTGCTTTTTCAGTTCTTCCAGTTCTGTTTCCAACGCTTTTACTTTTTCTGCATCTTCTTTTAATTTCTGATTTTTAGCTTTTTCTTTAGCCACATCAGAATTGGATTGATTCAGAAATGAAGTAATCTGCTCATCGGTTGCATCTGGAAAGATCTTCTTTACATCTTCTCTTGTCATTGAAATCTCCTGTCACCAATACGCTTTTTTACGCTGTTCGCTCAGCTCAAGGTGTCTCCCATGATTACGCTATCGGGGTGCATATTTTTTAATAAAAAAGAGACGATTTTACTCGTCTCTAAATTAACTGTATTGAATTGAGCACCGGCAGTTCACAATCTCGTCTGCCGAAGCTCCAAGAGAATGATCAGTCGGAAACATTAATAGACTGTCTCCGACTGAAAATGGTTCATTTATAGGGATTGTAGTTCCACCAACTTCAAGATGTGTTTTGCGTTCCCTTTTGTCTCCAACATCTATCCATGTCTTTTTGGTTTTTCCTGATTTCAAGGCTTTTGAATACTGCCTGTAATTCAGAATCGAATTGGCTTCGCATTCTGAAATAAACATTGCCCGGTCATTAGACAGGTAATAATCATCTGTGGCCTGCTCTGAATCAGGATGTTTCTCGACGATATGTGAAAATGTTGTGCCAATAATCTGTTTTGAAGTTTCGAGAACATATTCTTTAATATATGAATCAATCAGCATATATCCCAAGACTACATCCAGATATTTGTCATAAAATTGAGTCTGAATGTATTTTTGATCTGATTCTCCACTTTCTATGGTTGTTTCTATCAGTGCTAAAATATAAAGGACAACTTCTTCCATTTGTTCGGAAAAAGCTATCCTTTCTTGCTTTTCTTTGTCTGATATTGACATTTTGCTGAAATATTCTTTATACGGCTCACTTCTGCGATTATTGGGTCTGGTATTTAATTCATCGTATGATGAAATACTCATTCTGAAATCACATCCTTGTTAAAGCCGTTCAGCAAATCTTGCGCTTTCTGCAGCTCTGAGTCTGGGTCTGCCAATTCCGGATAAATGGTTCCGAGATATGGTAAGCTCATTTCATATACTTTTTGCGGATCACTAAATAATCCGCAAGTAATCAGCGCAATAAGCGGATGAATTTTATTTTTGAACAGATAATCAAGTGCCTGCGCTTTAACAAGCATGTTATCTGTCGGGTTTCTGGTAATTTTTACATCAAAATCTCTGGTTGAAATATTTACATCCATTGAAGTTTTTCGGATGATATTCAAAATGATTCTGGCAGATGCTTTTTCAGCTTCTTTCGTAAATGCTTCTACCAATTTTGCGTCTCGTTCTGCAAAATCCCAACCATTCCTCAGATACACTGCATTTCCTGTGTCTCCACCCGTATTGCTCTGTCGATTCGGCATTGCTTCTACAATCAGCATATTGTTGTAAATATCATCTTTAGCAACCTGGCTCTCTGACTGATTTAGTTCAGCAGTCATTAAGTCAACGTCTGATTGTGTTCCATTCCCGACGTCTTTTACAGATACAGCACCGAGTTTTATCATTTTTACAAATTCTGTTTCGTTAATCTCACAGTTTTTGAATTTCATCAGAGCCTGTACGAACTGTTCAACCCCATTCAGTCTGTCAGATTGATACTTATTGATTGCGTCATACATTGTAATCGCAATTTCGATGTCGGAAAGTCTGTCGTGATTATTTGGGTATTCGATAATCGGAATGCCGCCAAAACCATTGATTCCAGATTCTGTCACCACTCCGTTTTGTATTTTGAAATACTGTCTGGAAGAATAACACTGGTAATATTGTTGATTGTCTTCGTCCTTTAAAATTTGGACGGAAAGCACTGGTTTGCCAGTAACGCTTGAATAAACAATATATACATCCTGCGGTGATGGGATAAATATTCTGAAAGGCGGTAAGTCTCCATCCTTTGTCCATTCATCCTCTCTCAGGATTGCTTTATATGCAGTTCCTACTGCACTCTGGTATATCCCAAGTTGAATATTTCTGGCGTCTGCATTGGCTTCGTCCAGATAATCATTGAGCCTATCAACTTGTTCGTTTGTTTTTTCACTCGCTTTTTTCTTCTTGCAGACATACTGAATAGGTTCTCCGTATATCTGTCCTGCCTTGAATTTGACTGTTTCAAGGGCATGATTCTCAACAACTTTATTGTTGACCTCTGGGCGAACAAGTTTTTCACGATATAAAATTGGCTGATCGCCTTTGTAATATCTGTAAAGATAATCCATCAGGGTTCTATTCCTGTTATGGATTCCGATTGTATCAGAAAGGACCTGTGCCACGTTCTGGGGAGTAATCTGGTCTACGCCAGTATAGGCAGTTTTTCTGCCAAACTCGCCTTGGCATAGGTCAACAAAGTTTATTTTGTTTCTCCCCACTGCCTGTCCTCCTATTTTTCTGCATGAAAAAAGCACCAAGGTTTGGCCTCAGTGCTTATTTTACATCTTATATTATATAATATATTATAAATATGATTCCATATGATTGCATACTATCTTTTGAATCCTTTTACTTTTCTAACAGATTCAATTGCTTTCAAATGGCAAGAACGGATATGCTGAATTGAATATCCCATTTCGTCAGCTACTGTAACCAGACTTTTGTATTCCACATATTTTTTATGCAGCAACTGTGAATACAAGGAATTATCAAGACTATTAATAGTGCTTGATACTTCCTGTTGAATATCAGACATTTCAGAAATATCTTTGGCAATTTCTTGTTGCAGATCAGCAATCTTTACGATTGTATCGCCTACATGATCTTTTGTACCGGATGTTTGAACTTTTTCTCCCATTGAAAAAGAAGATAAGCTTGTAGCCAACATTCTGAGCTGGTATTCTTCAGAAATTTTGTTTTCGATTTTTCTCTTATAATCACGAACTTGTTCTAAATATTCTCTTGTAGTCATATTATCTCCTTCCCCAAAGTGGATTGTGCATCGCAGTTGCTTTCCCGCCTAATGGATTCTGCACGTACTCTGCCATCATCGCCAAGCTGTCCGGGCCATCATCATGAGCTACTTTTGCCCTTGTGGTATATGTAGTCACATTTCCCATAAATAATCCGTAGTCGGATTTTGGTTTATACTGGCTCTGGTGCAAAAAATAAAAATGTTTTGATATGTAATCAGAATTTACAAGAATTTTTGTCTCTTTATTTGCTTGTGTAGGTCTTGTTTCGATGTCCGCTCGACATTTCCCTGAAATCATCTTTTGAATGTTGTGTGCAACACGATTTCCTACGTTATTGGACTCGAATCTGATTTTATGCGGATTGTGTTTTATTAAGATATCAGCAGTCTTTCTGTCCAGGATGTCGTAATCTGTGGTATCATCGAAAACAACGTCCGGGATAAAAAATTTATCCCCATATTGATATGCAATAGGTAATGATTCAAAGTCTGTACCTTTATCTTTCGTATCACATACTGCCCATATCGCATCTGCTTCTCTGTCTGGTATAATTGTGTATTCGTCCGTGCATCCATCGGGCACGTCTTCTCTGTCGAAGAAAAATCTTTTTAGCTTATCTGGTGGAAGCAGCAATCCTTCACGTTCTACCGGTTGTTGCTGATAAAGACAGTTATAAGAGATTTCGTCCATGGACTCTTTAGCATCGTTGAAATACTTCTCAGAGAACCCATTTACTGTGAATAAAAAATTGCTCTTTCCGTTTTCATCAAGTGCCGGTACTGCTATAAACCTTGTTCTAGGGTTCCCGGCGTATAACTGCTGTAGCTTTCCAATAGGGTCATGCACTGACCATCTTGTGGCTATATAAAACTCTTTGCAACCCTCTAGCCTACGAGAGCGCAAGTCATTTACTACTTTTGTCCACAGGGTATCTAATCGGTTTTTATTTAATGCTTCCTCAATACCGGATACAAGGTCATCGGCAGTAAGGAATCTATTACAACGAGTAGCACCAGTCAGAGAACCGTCAATTGATCGGAACGTCCATGTTTTAAAACGTCCATTTCTTTCAAGGTTTACTGTCGTTTCCTTTGCGTTTGTTCCCTGTATTTCTACATTCGGAAAAATCTCATGCCATGTGTACTCAACCGGATCATTGATGATTTCCAGAACTCCATCATAAAGCGAACGCGTCAGAATACTACTGTGCGCTGATGACAGGTTGAAATCATTCGGAAACCACCCGCCTACCAGAGACAGAAAGAAATCTTCAAGAGTAGATTTTCCGCAACCGGGTGGTACGCTCAGCGCAAATATATCAAGTTTATCATCCATCAAGTCTTGTAAAGAGCCGATGATATTGTGCTTCAAGAACACATTTCTTCTTGGCTGATAGAAGCGTTCTTTTAAGATTCTGTTCTTTTCCAGATACAGTAGACCGCTGTCAACCTGATAGTTTCGGGCTTCGAACAGAAGATATTTGTAGTAGAGGTCTTCAAATTCTTTTGAACCTGTTTGAAGCAACTGATTAAGCGCAGCTTCTTTTCCAATATTGCTTAATCCTATGCCTTTTTCACGATAATTCGGGTATTCTTTGAAAGAATGTTTTTCATCCATTAAGTAGACAAGGGAATATAACTTATTCCACTTTGTTTCCGGGCTTAGATTACTGTTGATGATGTTATTTCCGATCATCACATACCATTCCGGCGATTCTTCAATAATTTTTTGCATAAAAATAGAGTCAGACCTCCTTTCTTCTTAGGATTTAGTCTGGCTCTCATGTGGCTCTTTGACTGTTATTCACTTGCTTTGAAGTTATATATAGGTTTGATAATATCAACTATTTCTACAGTATCTTTGATGTTATCAATAATTTCTTGAGGTGGTTTGTAAGCCATAGGGCTTTCATCAATCGTAGATTTCTGAACGGATGTTGTATATATCCCATTCATAGACTTCTCAAATTCTTCTAACGATATGTTTCCTTTTGCTTTTGATCGGCTCATGATACGTCCCGCACCATGCGGGGCTGAACAATTCCAGTCCTCGTTTCCTTTTCCGAATGCGATAATGCATCCGTCTCGCATATTCATTGGGATAAGAACTTTTTCACCATGTCTAGCTGATATTGCACCTTTGCGAACAATGTTTGTATCGTGGTCAATATAATTATGAATTGTATCAAACCATGTATTTCTTTGGAGCGTCCAATTCATAGTGTAAAATATAGCGCTCTGTATACATCGTCTGTTTATTCTTGCAAATTCTTGGCAGATTTTCATATCATGCAGATATTGTTTTCTGTGTTCTCCTGTCAAGTAACACAATTCTTTTGGAATACCCAGTTTGTCTGGCTTCCATTTTCGTTTTAATTCGTCAATACCATGTTGGATTTCCTTGCGTCTGCCAGAACGCTTGTATTCTTTCACCAATTTTTGTATTTCAGTTTCGAGCTTGTCTGTACCCTGCATGTCTTCTATGGCAATTTTTTGATATATTTCAGCTACTTGTTTCCCGAGATTCCGACTCCCAGTGTGAATTACAAGATAATTTACTCCTTTTGAATCAGTGTCAACTTCAATAAAGTGATTTCCACCCCCAAGTGTACCAAGGCTCCTGCGAATCCATTCAATATTTTTAAGCTGATGGAAGCAATGAAGTTCTTCTAATTCTTCAAAATTTATGATTTCGTCACGTACATTTCTTCCTGCCGGAACATTGTTTCTTATTGCTTTGTCAAGGTTTTTTAAATCTATTGTCCCCACATCGGTAGGAATTTGTGTTGTAAGCATTCCACATCCAATGTCCACGCCAACAATGTTCGGAATTACTTTATCTCCGAGATCGGCAGTAAAGCCAATTACACATCCTGCTCCTGCATGAACATCTGGCATGATTCGTACTTTACATTCAGAAAATGCAGGCTGTTTTATCAATGTATAAATCTGATTTAACGCTTCTGGTTCGATGTTTCCTGTAAATATCTTCAAGTCACTCATAATGGCGCTCCTTTCTGGCTCTCTGATTAATTATTTATTCTTTCCTTTCAACAACAGTTACGCTACCCTCAAATACTCCGAAATTAGAAGATTCCTGGAACGTGTGAGTCTCGGCAATATCATCATCAGTCATAGGGCGTGTGAGATACCATAGTGAATCATCTTTCCATGTAATTTCCTCTAACTTTTGGTTTGGTTCCAACTCTAATGTTGTGTTTCCGCCGCAATTTCTTGTGGCAGACTGGCATCCGGCCATTCCAAGTGTCAGCGCTAAAACTGTTATTACAACGGTTATCTTTTTCATAATCATTCTCCATTCAGCACGTTTGCAATAATTTCTTCAATTGCGATAAAATCAGAACACGACATATTGGATTTCTTAGAACGAAAATATATATCAATTTCTTTCAGTAACAATTTATGTATCCTGTTTTTCTGGTCATCTGTAAGATAATCTTTTTCAATTGGTTTCTGATTGTATATATCAGACCATTCTGATGCAGTTTGTTTTATTGTGGTTCCTCGGAATGCATTATTAATTATTAACAGCCATTCTAAATAAAGCAGTTTTTCTTTGCATACTAGTGTTATTTTGAGCGGTATGCCTTCTTCTACGTTTATGAGATCAAACGGAATTATTTTTGAACCAATTTTAATAAGGCATGTATCGTAATTACATATTCTTTGAGATTGGAGCTTGATATATGTAACTTCTTTTTCTAATGGATCAATTTCAATCCGTGCTTTTACTTCTTCGCCTGTTTCTATAATTTGTATAGGTACATATTCTATTGAAATCATGCATTCACCTCAATCTGTAATCCCTAACTGTTTATAAGCAAATATAGCTGTATACTTCTTCCCACATTTGTAGCAAGTTTCCGTAATAGTGCAAGTCTTTTCTTTGTCATTACATTTCGATTTTGTGTCCGAACTTTTGAACTTGCAACCACCTGTTAAAAAACATTTAATCCGTTTTCTGTTCATACATTGACCATAAACTCTTTCTTGCAGTTGCTTCCCTTACATTTATACGGCATCCGATAAATCTTTGTGGTCGGGAAAATCTTTAAGGCTTTCTTTCCGCAAAACGGACAAATCACCCACTTTGTACCATTTTCCATTTTAATTTGTGCTGAGCCGTCCCATGGTTCGGGTATATTCATATATTCAGAGAAGTCTACTCCCTCTGATTCAAGTGCTGTTTTAATGCTCATTTACCGTTGTCCTTTCTGATCAATGTCAAAATCGTCAAATAATTATCTCCGATGTAATCTGCTTTCCATGTTTTAGAAAGATTTCCCGTTTGGTTGTATATTACGGTCGTATTCCCTGCCAGAAGCAAGCGTCTGTTTGGATAGAACCTAGTCGGGATGTTCATTCGGTGGCATTCTCCCTCGATATTGTATGTGGTGTCAAGAAAATCAATGTCGGAACCTGAATAAATAATTCTCATTAGCTTGCCCCATGAATATCAGGCAACCGTTGTGCCTCCCAAACGCCTTTTATAACTTCTCTGGTTTTCAACTCTTCTGTATATGCCATAACAGTCAAATTGGCTTTTTCGAGTTTTTCTTCGAGTTCTTTGTTTTTTGCTGCAAGTCTTTTATTTTCCTTTTCCAATTCCAAAATTCTATTGTTTTCAACATCGTTCACCTGAAATTCCTCCCACTAAATTTTTGTAAAAATTTCCATGTCGTAGTTATCTCTGATATAATCTGCACATTCAGACAGTTTTTTCTTTAAGAACGAGTCGTTTGCAATGTCTGGATGTATTGAATATAGTGTGCAACTATCTTTTTTACCATCTTTCTGAAATTTCTTCCAGTCAAATGTCATAACGAACAGCGGAATGCGAGTAAGGTTCTGTGTTTTGTGTTTTATCCAGAGATTGCATAATTTCTTGAACATAGTCATTTCTCCTTTATTTGGCATAAACGCGATCTAAAATAATCTTATACCAGCATTGTGGACATACAATAAATTTTTGTTTACACGAAAATTTTGAAGGAAATTTTGTCAATTTATTTTCTTCTTCTTTAACATCTTCTTTTTCATCGTACTGCAACAATGCTCCGCATTTTTCACATTTTATTCTTTTTAATGTTCCAGGAACTAAAATTTTAATCATTCTTTTCTCTTTCCTCTCTGTGTTTCATCTGGCATTCAATCATCTTCGCTATATTCTCACGTTCCTGTTTTATTCCATGTCCCTGGCGGAACAACTCGCATTCGAGGATGTTTCCACATCTGGAACACTCGTCTTTAATTTCTTTTCCTGCTATTTGCATTATTCATCCTCACAATAAATTAAAAGGTGTTTGGCAATTTGTCTAAGTTCGCTTTTTCCGTATAATCGGATTCCATTTTTTAATCCGCGATCAATCAACCAGTTTGCTACCTTTATAGGATCTATGGGCGTTTGCTCATCTTCTAACTCTTTTATCTTAAAATCATCAATAAGACCGCCTCTATTAATAAGTTCAGACAAATCACTCATGCTTATTCTCCTCCCAAAATTCGCAAACACAATCTGGTTCCGTAAAATCAGCGCAGTGTTCACTGTCACCGTTGAAACATACCCATGTAAAATCGTCATGTTTCTTACATGTTTTACAACACTTTTCTTTTTGCATAATTAACACCTCAATTTAAAAAAGTCCAGTGTGCCGACTTGAACGGCATAAATCTCCCAACGAGAAACACTGGAACCGAACGAAGTAAGAGAAAAATTCCAATGATTGCAGTTCATTGGAATCGGAAAGGCAGGATTCGAACCTGCGACCTCACTTTTGTAGTGCGCTCTAACCAACTGAGCTACATTCCATACCGCTTGTCACGGCCAGTTAAAAACTGAGTTGATTTTCACCTTATATTTCATTCAACAGTGATACAATCGTATCTCTCTGAATTGATTGTGTTTTCCATAGCCTCAATCGGATTGTATCCAAGATTCTGTAATACCTGTTTGAATACTGTTACCGACTGACCGCTTGCAAGCTGTACGCCTTTTCTTGTAGCATCTGCATGGAACACATCATGTCTGCTGTTGGCATTCCAGAAAATTATATTTGGAATAACATATCCGGCTTTACGGAACTTACTTTCCATTTTGTCATAGAAAGACCAGTTCTTATTTCCGCAGTAATCAATTTCCATATCGGAAATTACAACGATAGCTTTTGGCATTTCTTCTTGAGAAACATTGTTCTTCTCAGCAATATCAAGGACTTTATCAAATGCAGCTTTAAGGTTTGTGCTACCGCCCCAATTTGCTTTTGCAGCATTGATTATTTTCTGGTGAAGTGTTTCACCCTTTAATGTAACAATCTGTGGATTGCAGGAAAATGTCATAAACAAGTTATGATATGCACCTGTATTTCTTTCAGCAAAATATATTGCCAGACCAATTGAGGTTGCCATTGGTCTTCCATACATTGAGTCAGATACATCGGCCATAATCAAAGCATTTGTTCCCTGTTCAACATAATCTGGTAGTGCTTTCCACTGCGCTTCAAGAACTTTGTTGTTTTCTCTTCCATAAAGGATTTTTTCTACGATGTCGTATGGATACAAGGTTGAAGCATTGATTTTAACTTCTCCTTTCTCAGCTTTATTGATAAATTCGCTAAATCCATCAGGATCATGTTTCGCAAAAGCCTTGCGATAGATCATCATTGCACGGCTTGGAACTTCTGGATATTTAATCTCGTTCCACTTACCGGCAGACATAAGAGATTCAACAACACCGATCTGCTTTCTCATGCTGCGAACAATTCTCTTGAAGTTGTAAACTGGATAGCCTAACTTCTGCGCAGTCAGAATTCCTAATTTTCTAGTCTCTGTGCTACTTGCATCAGCAGTTTTAATCCATTTAGCAAGCAGAGAAATTGTTTTGTCCTCATTAAAATTCTTCAAATCTTCCTCGAACTGATTTTTCATGGTTTTCCACATATCATCTTCCAGTGGCGTTCCAATCAATTCATAAAGATCATCGTATCTTCCAAAAACTCCAATCAAATCAAGGTTCGGTCTGAGTGCTTCTGGATGATGCTCTGCCATATAGCGGATAATGGTTCGGAAAGTTTTTCTTTCTCCTAATCCCTCTCGAATATCTCTTGCGTAAAAAGCAATCTTCGTAGCAAAGAGTTTATCCTGTGCATACGCTTCTGAGAACAATGTAGTGATTCTATTCTCATCGGCATCTCTTAATGCGCCAATAGTTCCGAATAAATCAAGTCTTGCATCACTTGTGGTGTTCAGTGCGACTGCGCCATTTTCAGTTCTTGTAAACTTGCTTTCTTCTTTCATTGCATTTGCAAAATTCATGTTTTTCTCCTTTCAGGACACAAAAAATAAAATAAATTATAAAATATTCGCCTAAAATTTTATTTAAGAAATAAGTCGCTGTAAGTGCCCCATAATTTTTCATGATGCTTTTGGGTTTCATAATTAACAGTTATGTCCAAATGAATTGCTGTAAGCATCACATAAGTGGCAAGGGGTGGACTCGAACCACCGACAAGTACCTTGTAATGGAAGAATAATTGCTGTAGAAGTCACAAACATGACTCACGCTCTTTATACTGCTCTACCAATTGAGCTACCTCGCCAAATAACGGGAAATAATTATATTAAATCCCGATTTCCTGTCTACGCATGGTAGATGGAATGGGAGAAGGTGGAGTCGAACCACCCGAACCATAATGGCAACAGATTTACGGTCTGTCCCGCTACCTCTACGGAATATTCTCCCAAAACCCGGAAACCCCGGGTTAGCAATATGTTTATCGTGTTATGCTTTCCACTAGGCTGTTTTATGCCGTGCCAGCCCCACGGAGTTGTTTTCGGATTTGGATATTCATGTCATTGTGTATAACGACGAAACCTTTTATATGTCTCTTGAAAACTTCCTGTCCTCAACGTGCACCTATTGACGACAATTTAACTCAGAGACTGTGCCGAACGGGGAATTATCCTCATCGAACAGGCTGTGCCGTTACACACCTTTCATAAAAATAATCCACATACACTCATTCAGCAGTTTTTTCTGTCCATTAAACGGATAGACAGCATATGGAAGAAATGGAAACTACAGGACTCGAACCTGTGACTTGTCGGTTATGAGCCGACCGCTCTGCCAACTGAGCTAAGTTTCCTGAGCAGAGGGCTGTTGCAGTTCAAGAACGACTCTCTGCTGTTGCGGTTTTTTCCCTCGCAGCCGCAACAAAGGGATTGAGACTGTTGATTTCTGCGTTCTGCAGAATCCATCCGGGGCATTTGAAGCCCCTTTAATTATCCCCGTTGGGATAGATGGAACCAATTCGGAGGGGGACTATATCATGGCTAAACAATATAGTCCGACTGGGCTAGCGGGATTCGAACCCGCGAATACAGCAGTCAAAGTGCTGTACCTTACCACTTGGCGATAGCCCATTATTTGACCGGGAAAGTCCCGGCCTAGTGATAGTGATATATTTTATAAGATTTTAAAAAGCACCATGTCTATATTTGTACCGTTAAGTCCGCGCCAGTTACTTTGCAATGGGCGGGAAAAGTTATTCTCCATTGAGTTTCACTGACGCAGACCTAAGCTACTCGGGATGCCTCGACCTGTCAGATTCAAAGGCTTTCCCTAACCTGAGAACGACGGGCTTCTGCTTTTCTTGTATTTTCACCCGTTCAATCAGTATGGTGAACAGGGGAATTTGTATTGTGAATGCTAACCACATTGGGTTCTCCTCTTATTCTGCAAAAATCCAATCTTCTGCTAACATATCTGCTTGAGATGCAAGCCATCCCATCTGTATGCCAGATGTTCCAACAAAAGCAATGGCTTCGTTTCCGATTGCATCATGCTCACAATTTACAATTTCATTATCAGCAGTCTTATATGAAATGCCAGTGGCAAGCTGAATGTACTGTTTCTTACCATTCCAACCTTTTCTCGCTACTTTAATTCCACGTTTTAAATATTTGATTGCATCCCCAAAAGAGAATGTTGCTTCTCCACCAAGTATTGGGCAGTTCCGACTATCCGCATAAACCCACTCATCGGAAAGAATATTCTGAAGCGTATACTCCACATTCTGTGTTTCTCTTATATCCAGGCAGCCACCGTCTTTTGTGTACATAAGGATTGTCTGGGATTCTTCATCCCACCACCAATAGCCAGCCCATGACGGGAGTTTTACTGGAATTCCTGATTTCATCTCTTTAAATGCTTCTGAAAATTTCATTACTTGCGTCCTCCTTTATAATCTAAAAATCACAACTGCATTAACTGCGAAACATATTTCCATCAATATAAATACTGTCGATGCTATTGGATTGCTTTTCTTTTCGGTTTTGTCCTGTGATATAAGGAATACCAAGACCAATGTGAAAAATACAATATCTAACATGGCTGCTACAAATTTTGCAAGAATCATTCTTTCTGTTCCTCTCCGATCATAAAATCAAGAATCTTGCCTGCAGTTTCGTCTTCTGGCTCGAATGGCAGGCCGCATGTGCAGTACTTCTCAATCGCTGTTTTAAGACTTGCTTTGAAACCATCGTAAACTTCTCCGTGTATAAGAAGTTCGTGCCTTAAAATGGCTACTGCATCGGTTAGTTTCTGCTTTGAAAGGTCAATCTTCACATCTCCATTCAGACCTTCACACACCGTCGCGTTACCCAAAAGAATTTCGACTTTATTTGCTTTAAATATTGCGCATCCTTGAATTTTCTTTGGGTCTGGTCTTTCTCTTGTGAAAATTGCTGTTTCGTCCATTACATATGCGTAATATACTGGGTCAATACTGTTCATTCTTAAAGTCCTCCATTTCCTTTACACTGATTCCGACTATCCCAGCGCTATCTTTGCTGTCTGTAGCTTTGAAGTGTGCTTTAGGATGCTGCGGGTACATAAACTCGAACATGAGGTAATTTGCTGCATCCACGAGATATTCTGTGTTTCCGGTAGAATTATATTTCTCAATACACCGTTCCATGGACGGAAGTGCCTGCACGTTACCGGTTTTATAATTCTTCCTGGCAGGACCGTATTTATGATAGCTTACCTCGACTCGATTCTTGCGAAGTTCATCGAAGCGTTCACTGTATTCTTCTGACATATAAAAACCTCTTTTTTATTTTTTTGAGAAAAATTGAGTCGGCGTTTTGCCTATCTCCTTCGGAAATATTGTTCCAATGCTTCTCTGGTGATCTGCGATACGCTCTTGCCGGTTCGGTTCTTCTCAGCTATAAGTTTTCGCTCTAGTTGATATGTGAGACGGATTCTGATTGATTCGCCCTGAGGGTTATTCTTTTTCATAGGCAGTGTCCATCTTTACTGAAAGAATCGGCTTATCTCCGGCTTTTGCTAAAAGTGTAATACCTTCGCCCTCTTTCCAAGGTGATGTAGCTATCTGAATATTAGAAACGCCAGTTTCACTACAAATACTCAGTAACTGTCTAGCAATGTCCATTAGCCCAGACCGAAGGTATCCATCGTTGTTTAATATTTTCTCCATCTTGTACCTGCCTTTCTGATATCGCCTTGTTGTTTATGGCAGAGAAACCATTAAGGCTTATGGCTTGTCGTGTTGCAATCACTATCTCTGCCATGGGGAACTCTTTTTTGTTTTTTTGGAATTTTTAAGCCTTGCTGTTAGAGGGGGCTTTTTTAATTTTTCGGGAACTCGGAGTACTCACTCGGCGTGTGCTAGGACTTATATACACCCCCTCCCGGTATACATGCCGGACGCTACCAGGGAAGCCCGCCGCCCCATGGGTTCCCGCTTCCCTGGATTAACGCTGACCTTTAATGGCCTGCGGCAGTGATCAAGGAAGAAATATATAACAGATAATTGTCAGAATATTACATCTATACGAAAAACAACAGTTTTTTATATAGATTAATGTATATATTGCACAATTTAAAGAATTGTGTTTGTATATATTACACAGTTTCTACTAATTTGCCTTGTTTTCGTGCCGTTTGTCCGTGAGTCCTGTACATTTTCGGGCTCTTTATACGTCCTATCTTGCCTCACTCTCCTGTCAGCAAACCGCCGAATTCTTCTTTGATCTGTTCCAGGCTCTCCCGTGGTTTATCCTGCCGCTGGTTTGCCTGTACTGGTGCCGTCTCTGCCATGCCATCAACAGCCTTACAAAGGAATATGCCACCAACGTTCCCGGAAGCTGCGCTTTTATACCGTCCGAGTGCGCATTCATCTTGCCATTTTTTAATCGTGTCGGAGCGTGAGAGGCTTAGCTTTTCACAATAGTCATCAGCTCTGCACTCTCCTTTTGCCCATGAATAAATTGTATCCCTGTGAATGCCAATCAATAGTGCATATTCTTCTATTGTAGGCTTTTGATTATATTTATATACTAACTCTGTATAAGCTTCCCATATCTCATTAAGTACTGTTATGCTCTCAAGTATATCTCTGCTAAATCCAACATGTTTATTTATATACTTGATCATACCTGTAAACTGATTACTATTTGGCTTATGTATTTCTTCTTGGTCATGCAGTGAATCAACATACTCATCAGCATAATAATTAATCGTATTAGTATATACTTCTATCCCCTGTTCTGTTACTGTTGTATTACTCTTTTTCACTGTATCACCTCCAAAAAATTGAAATAAAAAAAGACGACAAAAACACGTTTGCAGATACAATCCGGGACCTTTCTAAATCCCTTTTTTCTTTCCGATCTGCTCGGTTTTAATCGTCTTAAATAGTCTTATTATTCTTATTGCCTTTCGGCTTATTTAATTGTTAATTCTATTTAAGCACATTTTTATATCACTTGTCAATAGTCTATTAATTTTATTTTACCGTTACATTTGTCTTAATTAACTGTCTATCTATACAGTACTGTATAGCATGTATATTAATAAACTCTAGGTCTCTAGAATCTAGGACGGGATTATAAAACCAGTTATTATATACTTATACGTTATGTAATACGGTCATTTTCTGGCTATTAAACACAAAAAGCCAGACCTTCCGGAATTTTATCCGGCTTGATCTGGCTGATTAATCAATATTTTTTTCACGCTCTGGCTTGCGGCTCCCGTCCTGAGTTCCATCGCCTGTCGTTAATTTTATTTTATCCACATCGGTTTTAAAAATCAAGCCCAAAAATAAAAAATTTTTTGCTTGACAACTTCGGCAGTTTTGTGATATATGTGTTTTAACAGCTTCGGCGGTGGGGCTGTTTATCGGCTGAGTGCCGCGCCGTCGTTACGCCGCCAGAATAAGACAGCAAAAGCCCCGGGACTATCTCCCAGGGGCTTGTTTTTATTTCCACCGTTTAACAATGTCCCCGTCGTAATGATCGGGCGCGTCTTCGTCCGGGTTGACGTTTTCCAAGACGTAAAACTCCGTCCTGTGTTTCCGACTTATTTTTTTAAAGCATTATATAGGACTCTCCGTCTCCGTCATACTCGTTTGCCGCCTCTTCCGCCTCTTCCAGGCTGGAATAAACACCAATTGTTTCATAACTTGGTGTTTCGACTACTTCAATTTTCATCGGGGTTGTTTCCAAGGTGTCCACGAAGTCCGTCTGTACGAACTCGTTTTCGTCCTCGTCAAACTCGAACTCGTTTTCCTCAATCACATATTCCTCAACTGAGTAAAACGTCATATTGTGATTTTCAAACTTGCTGACGCTTGTCTTGCGTTTTGCAAGTTCCTTTTTAGCCTCTTCCAGATCGTCAAACGTTTTTATATATTCAGGCGAAGGATCTAACGCTGTGCATCCTTCTTTAATTTCCTTTCTATTTTTGCGATTAAATTCCGCCGTTCTTTTTACTAAATCATATTTTCTCATGTTTCTATTCCTCCTCTTCCATATCAAGCCAAATTTCACACTGCTCGCAGTCTTCCTCGTAGCTGACAACCTCGCCAGCTTCCAGGCGTTCCCGCCAGTCTTTCGGGTAGTTCTCCGGGATGTAAATACAGTTCCCCGGAAAGAACTGGTTGTTGCGTTTCTCATTAACTAAATATTCCATTTTCCCCTCCTGTCCGCCCCCTCGTGGGGGCTGTGTAATTGGTTTTCTTTAACTGTCTTTATAATACCATAAGTGCATTATACTGTCAATATTATAAGTGCATTATTTTTTATATTTTTCCATTCTTGCAAGCTCCGCCGCAACTACTTCCTTTATAAATGTGTTCGGCTTTTCAATTCCTAATTTTTTCATTTTGTCTTTTGTGCCTGCCGGAAAGATAACATTTATGCGGTCATTCTTTTTTTCGTACTCTCTTACTGCTTTCCGCTGTGCTTCGGTTGTTTTTAATTCTTCCATTATAAATACCTCCTTTATATAGATAATACCATAAGTGCATTATACTGTCAATATTATAAGTGCATTATACAAGTTATACAATTAACGCCCGTGTTATAAGTGCATTATTTGTATACTATTCCATATTGTATAAGTGCATTATATATGGTATTATATAACCATCAACAGAGAGCAAACAACCCGGACGCAGAGCCGGGGGAATGGAGTAAAAAATGAGAAAATTTATTTTAGTTTACCAGCTGAAAATTAATTATGAAATCACTTCAAAAGTGGTAGAAGCTCGCAACGTTTCCGAAGCGTGGGAACGTCTGGAGGAGATCGAAACCCGGCGCATAATCGCCAGCATAAACGCGTGGGAGGTGTAAAGAATGAAATATAACATCTATCTGGGCCAGATTGAAAAGGCCCGCACAAAAAGAAAGTTGGCAAAGCTCCTGGACTTGATCGGGAACGACTTCTCCGGGATTAACTCCCGACAGTATGAGGAATTAAAATTTCTGATTCTTTATAAAATGTCAGCATAAAAAAGGACTCCGGAAAGCCCAGAGCCCTAAATATAATTATTAAAATACCAGCAAAATCATTATAACTCTAACAGGAGGAAAAATCAATGGCAAACAAATATTTGAATAGATTAAACTGGGCGGTGTTCGCAATGATTGACCGCACCACACAGGACGACAGGAAAAGCAAAATAACAGTTTCCGGATTGTTTAGTTATCCAGAGAACGCGGAAAACTTTATAAAAACGCTTCCGGCTGAACATAAGTGGTACATACTCAACACTGATCGCCTGGAACGGTTCGAAAAATTTTATAATTACGTTCAGGACATAAACGAAAAATATGGAGATTATGCAATATTCCATATTAATGACGGCGGTTTTACCATTGATGAAATAAATTGTTTCCGTTCTATCCTTGATATCTGGACAGATACGAAAATTAAATAAATTCTCTCCGGCGGCGGTCAAGCCGTAGCCCCAACGCAACCGCCGGACTTCAAAAAAATAAAAAGAGAGGTAAATAATATGGCATACGCAACAGCAAAAATCGAGGGAAGCAAAATCATTTCTACATCTTTATGGAATACACATACTTTTGAAATTGTGGAGAAAATCCCGGGTAACTATCTTGTTTGGAATATCGGCGAAAATATGGGAACTGATTGTTATATTCCAATTTGTCAGATGCTTCACCCGGAAAACAAAGAAGATTTTCAATCAATCAGGATACCTTAAAAGCCGTGAAGGTTACACCGGAAGAATTTAAGAAATTACAGAAAGCTGCGTCTTACGGCGTAAGTAATTTAAAAGCCGCAGAAAAAGCATTAAAAAGCAAAAGACGCGGCTACATGTCAGATAGAAAAAGAGCGCTTGCAACTCTTACAATCGACATTTTTAAAAGAATTACAAAAAATTAAGACAGGCCGGGAAGCGTACCGGGGAGCATTTCCCCGGCGGCCTTTTAACAAAAATTCAAGGAGGATAAAAAACATGATAAAAATTGATATGTGGTACAACGATAAAAAGGAGCAGGCGACTGGGCTTGATATCTGGTTTAATGATCTTGGTTGTTTTTATTCTGGTAATATTAAAATTTTCGGTAAAATTGTAGGTGACTATTACGCAGACAGTGTGCAGGAAATTTGCGAAGCATTTCCGCACCTGGAAAAGAAAATCAATGCTTGTTTGAACTAAATGCACGTTAATTCCGGGCGGGGCTTTCCCGCCTGTTTTTTCTAAATATTGGAGGGCTTAAAATGATAAAAGAGATCAAAAAACCTAGTTCTAAACAGATGGCGAGTGCAATAAAAACCCGTGATTTTTCCGAGGTAAACAAAATAAAAGAAAAAGCAACCCAGGCCGCCGCAGATGTTTTTCTTGCGGTCGCTTCCGGTTCCGTTCCGCTGATCTGGTACGACTTGTCGCCGGTGCGGTGTCAGTCTGGGGCGGTGTCTTTTATGCGGTACGCGCTGCACCGGTCAACAAAAAAGGCAGATCATTTACAACTTTCCTGCATGGAGATTAAAAACGGCTGCATGATTCCAACATCAGACCGCCAATATAGTATAACTGACGGCTTCCGGGAGTTCTTCCAGGACTTGCCCCAGATTGTAAATATAAACTATTTAGAGCAGTAAAACCGCTGCTCTTTTTCTGGTGCCCTGCATCCGCTCCGGGCGGCGGTGGTTCGTGACCTGTGCCGGGACTTCACCGGGGCTTGTTCTCCGGCGTGATGTGCATTGACAATTATATATAGTTGTATTGGCTTCTATTTGACGTTTTAACGGCTTTCAGCGTGATTCTGGTATATTTTATCATAAGTATATAAAAACGTCTTAAATATTCAAATATCGAGTTGCTAACAGGGATTGACGACAGAGCGCAACGGGGTTATTATTACTCTGTATAGTTGCGCGGACGTTCCACGCAATCGGGTGTTTATTCTTCCAGACTGCGTGAAACTATGCGGGCTTTGTTCGTGATCGCTCCGGCGGTCTTATTTCTGTACGCTTTAGGCGTTTTTACTTGGACAGTTGTTCCTTAAATGCTTCTATAACGCCGTATTTGGATTTTCAAGCGTGTTTTATGTGTTTTCTGTATATTTTACCACGGTTGCGTAAAAACGCTTTTAAACGTGTTTTACAACGTTATATCAGAATTGGTTTTGGCTCTGGCTGTGTCTGGCGCTGGCTCTACACTTCCACAGCTGTTCCCGGTCCGCTCCCGGGTCATCCCCAGCGGGCTGTATTGTTTGACTCTGGTTTTGTTAGATCATGCCGGGCGGCGGGGTTTCATAGACTCCCGGTGGCGGTATATTCCTGATCGGCTAGAGGTTCCCGGGACGGGGCGAGAACGCCAAGAAAATGTACGACAAAGCAGAAACAGCATCAAAACCCGGTCGGTTTAAACTGGGAAAATCTGAAAAAAATCGCAGAAATCTGAAGCTAATTCAGACCTGCGACTTTTTTATTTTGTGCATTTTGTATATAAATCCCTATAACATACTTCGGCGTGATGTAAATTTTTATCTCATCACATTCAATTCATCTTTTCCGGCAATATTCTTTCTTCTTGTAATATCAGAAATCTTACTCCTACGCCTTTTCTGCCGGCTCGTTTCCTTGTTCCTGCGCTTCGCTGATTCTCTGCTGATGGTTCCCATGCCTACTCCTTTCTGAACATCTCCTTCATGTTCTGGCTCCGTGAATTGAGGTTTATAATTGGTACATCCACATTAAGTTCATCTGGTACTATACCTACGATCACAACCTTTGTCGGCTCTATTGCGTCCAGCATTTCTTTAAAGTTCTCACAAAATTCCATTCTGGCAGACTTTGACCGCACTCTGCCATTGGTGCAACATGATACAGTGCTTCTGTGTGGCGTTCCGTCAAATATCCATGGCATTTCCTTTGGACTAATAATATTTACGGACGGAATAATTTTAACGCCCATAACCGCCCAATAATAGCCTAAAGCATGGTTTCTGTACAGGTTGTAGATGTTCAACGCACTTGGCATCCCGGAAGCAATTGTGAAATCTGGGCTGCAAACTGAATTGAAACATTTTAAGTGCTCAATGTACTGGTCAGGCTGATTCCATACCTGCAGAAAACTTTTGTCGTCAATGTAGAAATTCACCGTCAGGTCTTTGTGGCCTTTCAGTGATCTGAATTTTGAAGATACAAAGTCAATCGACTTGCCCGGTGAGAAATCCACTTTTGGAAGCATTGGTATCTGAAACTGACCGTCAAGTTCTGCACCGGTTATCAGAAATTCTTTCATCACATCATATGCGGTATGTATCACATACACCACCTCCATACAACCATATTAACATAATTTAGAAAACAAAAAAAGACCGCATTTCTGCCGTCTACGATGGTTTTTCCTGTGTCTCACACACAAGTTTTCCTCCTATGGTTTTAATTCGAATGTTTGTTCTGTTCCCTAGCCTGTTCCCTCGGCTATTTTACATACCCCTAAAAAGCACAAAAAGCCTTGATTTTTCAAGGTTTTCGTTAGCAGCCAGTACGGGAATCGAACGTATCTTTAAACTGCTATCTTTCCCATAAAATCAACATTTCTAACTTTTCCATGGTGTTCCTTTTTGTTCCCTAGCTGTTCCCTCTTTAAAAAAATGACCAAAAACTATCTCGATACTACCATAAATTCATCTATGCTGTCCATGATTTTTTGCTTTTTTTGAAGATTCTTTCGGTCTCGGTGATAATAAGTTTCTGAGCATGAGATGTTGGCGTGACCCATTTGTGATATTACCATCTGGTTATCTACGCTGTGGTCTAAGAGGATCGTACAATAGGTTTTTCGTATTTTGTGCGGTGATTTTTGAATGCATCCAGTGTTCTTGCATACTGTCCGGAGCCGGTTTCTGAATGAATAGGTGTTTATCCTGTGACCGTCCGTAAAGAATATATATTCGCAAAATACGGACATATTCCTGAGTTTTTGAATAATCCATGCACACCCCTGTGGAATTACAACATTTCTTATTCCAGCTTCCGTCTTTGGAAAATCTTTAACTTCGAAAATTCCTTTGTGGTTTTCATAATGTCTGACCTCGGTTCTTCGGATTCTGACTATTCCGGTGTTTGAGTCCCAGTCCTCCCACTTCAAAGCACTTAACTCACCAACTCTCAGGCCGGTTACAAACATAAGCAATATTCCAAGATTTACCATATCCTGGTTTTCTTTCAGATATTCTATGATTCTTTTCATCTCTGCATCATTAAAAACTTCCTTAGAGTCTTCTTTGATGATTTTTTTGAAAGATTTATCTGTGACATCCAAGTCATAGAATAATTCCTGCACATTCCAGTCAATCAGTTTGTTGCGCTTCGCCCACTTCAGGGTACCTCTGGTAATTGTTTTGAGGTTACAAAAGGCTTTAGCGGTTAGATTGTGTTTGCTGATCTGTTCTTCCAAGAAATTGCTGATATCACCCGGTTCAAGGTTCCTGATTTTCTGCTCGCCAAGTGTTCCAAAAAAACGAACAAAATCCTGATGATATCTTTGGTAAGTCTGCACAGATATTTTTTTTAAGTCAAATTTACGCTGCGCCCATTCCTCGAATATTGTTTTGATCTTTGGATTCTCAATCTTTTCTCGGTGAGTCTTTACAATCAAATCTTCCAGGTCTTGCTTACACTTACGCTTGAACATTTTCCTTTGTCCGGTTTCGTCATAAGTCATACGGATTTTCCAATATCCGTCAGATGCCTTCCATATACTGTCCCTGTATTCTTTTAAAATTTCTTCCCTTTTATTCATTTCAATTTGCTCTTGTATGTGAGACAAATTGATGATACCATTCTCAATTGCATATTTCAAGTCGTCATTATTCATAAAAAATAAGGAGGAACCGGGATATCCTTTCGCTGGCCAGCGGCTCCTCGTTCCTCCTTTCTTTCACACATAATCAAAAATATTCATCTGTCCTTCCGGCATATCATCTTCAAGATTGAAGAATTTACAGGCAATAAAATTTCCATGCCAGTCCCGATCGTCGCCGTACATCAAACATTTTTCTCTCTTTCCATCCCTATAAAATCTGCACTCAGAGCAATTGTGCTGATACGCAGTTCCGCCGGAACGCCTGTACATTTCGCTTATTGTTCTCATTTTTGCATCCCCTGTACCATTTCCATTCTGATATGCTGTGCCATATGTGCCCGGACGGATTCTTCCGGAAACGGGATTTCAAGCGACCGCTCCAGAATCCTGTTTGTGATTCTCTCATCATATTTCAGTTCTGATATCTGACAGTTGCTTGTGAATATAGTAATCTTCCTATCAACATACCGCCCGTTGATAATGCTATAGAATCTTTCGTTAATCCATTCTTTTCCAGAATCAGCGCCGAAGTCGTCAATGATAAGGATTTCTGTTCTGGACAAATCCTCTATCAACTTCCCTTCCGTATTCCCTTTGTCTCCCCATGTGTTCTTGATCTCATCAAGAATCCTGAGGGATGTGGTGAACTTTACTGGCTTCTGGTATTTCTTCATAATTTCATTCGCCAAGCTGCATACTGTTTTGGTTTTGCCAGAACCTTTTGCATTTGAGAAAAGGTATAGCCCTATTCCTTTCTTCTGCATATCAAGAAGGTTTTTAAACCAATAATTTACCGCCTGAGCCGCCTGAGAAAATACTTTTCGACTCTCAGCGTTCAAATATACACTTGACTTCAAATCGTTGAAATTTGAGCCTTTAAACACGTTTGGAAGCTCTGCGAATTTCAATTGATTTTCAAGGATTATTCTTTTTCTGATTCCGCAAGGGCATTCCTCGCAATAGGGAATACCGCTTGCATCTCTTACCCATCTCCACCCGCTGTTCCCACATTCAGGGCATTCAAGCGAACGGGGTGTCTGATTCTTCTCCGTTCCATTCTCCAAGTGGGACGAGTGGTTCGACATTTCTTTGAGTTGCGTCAGTTCCATTTCGCATATCCTCCCTGTTGCGGTATTTGTTTTCAAGTACTTTTAAGAAATTGTTCGGTTTCACGAACCATTCAAAATTTATCATAAAATCAGTTTTCTTTCCCATAAGGAAGTCACTATTTTGTACATTTTTCAGTGCTTCCATAACCTTATCCATGCCGTATTCTCGGATTCTTGCTTTCAACATTTGAGTTCGCCTTGCTGTCATTCTTGCAATTGGCTGAATCCCGAACTGCTGAAGCTTATTCCACTCATCAACCACTTTCTGCACATCACCGGGCTTGGCTAAATCTTTCTCACAAGAAATCTGCTCTGGAATCTCTTCTTCTGACAATTCTTTCTGGCGTTTTCTATGCTCTGCGACCCGTTTTCTTGTCTGCTCTCTGATTTTTTCAAGCCCATCAATATTCTGATGCTCTTCCCAGCCGGGAATTGAAAGCAACGTTCCATCTCTGGTTATCATGCCGAACTTTTCAAGAATTGTAAGTGCAAGTTCAATCACGCTCTCATCAAAGTCCAGCTCGTCAGCCAGCATTTTATTTGTATATGGGATATTCTCTGTCAGAAATATAATCCCGTTTGAATTGCATCGTCCCGCCATCGTCAGGAGCATCATCCAGATCAATACAATATTATTTCCCTCTGGAAGTTTTCTAATATGCCGGATTTTCTTGTTATCGAACATATCAATTTCTAATCGAATCCAACTCACCTTTGTCATTTAGCCACCTTCCCGTCTGGTAAGGACATTTCCGCCCTTACCGCATTGATTTTCGGATGAATTTCTCCATTAAGAGTCCATCCAATTTTTTGTGTGATTTTCACAGGTATCATCTTCCTCTATCAGGACACCTTTGCGATCACACAGCCCGTTATCGTTTTCAATACAAGTTTTGCATGTTTTATCTGCCATTTTCCTCACCCCAATCTAATTTCTGCCCACACCTGTTACAATAATTATTCATGCCAATATATGCATGATGTACCATACTGGAACGGAACATATCTTCTGGGTTATCACTGTTACATTTAGAATCAACATCGTCGTCTGAAAAATCAATGATATGCAATCCGCACGACGGGCATATGCAGGCGTACAAGTTTATATCATAACAACAGTCAAACCCAACATCTTCATATAAAATTTTATTTGGGATCTGCTTTTTCAATGCCTTAACCGCAACCATTCTAACTTCATAAGTACAGTTACCACCATAGGCTGTATCATCATAGCTTAATTCTTTTAATGCTTCTTCTGGTTTCATGTTAATCCTCCTAATGATTGCTTTTCTTGGAAAAATCATAGTCAATAAACAGTGTTTTCTTTTTGCCACATTTCTTACATACCAGAGGAGTTTCTTCGTCATTTACCCAATGCCATTGGATTTCGTAAATATGTGGTTTACAGAGACACTTGATTTTACATCCATTCTTACGCCATCTATTGAATTTGCTGATTATCCCGTAGGCTAATATGTAAACCATAAAGCCAACTGTGAATACACCTATTGCTATAAAAAACGTTTTTATTGCATCAACCATTTTTCTTCATCTTCTCCAACTTCTTCTTAGCTTCTTCACGGGTGAAAAATACTGTTTTTCCAATCGTTGACAATAAGATTGAAAAGTTTTTCTCGCACTCTATGTAATCACTTTCTGGTCCGGTTTCATCATCAATCCATTCATGCAACCACTTCGCCTTAACTGCAATCTTTACCCAGTTCCTTTTCGCAAACCTGAATGAAACAACTCGGCCTTGAAAATATGAGGGAATCTTATTGTCTATGTCCTCATAGCATTCCATGTCCTCTATTGGAAGTATTGCGCTATCTACATAAACAATATCTCCGACCTTACACGGTAGTCTCACAAGTAAGCCCTGTTCTTCTGCTTCTTTATAAGATTTCAGTTCTTTCAGCCATTTTGCAACTTGCTCATATTTTTCAGCGCAATCAGCACTACTTATAAAACTGTTAGGAATAACAATAGTATTCTTTTCTTTATTTTTTCTGTTCTTACAAACTACTTCTTTTATGTATTTAATAGCTTCTTCAAGTGTTGATCTCTCCATCTACTTCTCCTCTTCCATCTGACTTTCTACAGTATCTGCAAGCAACTTCAAGGACTTAATAAATGAGTCCGTCAATGCTGTTCTGTCTGTGTATTTAGCGAATGTTCTGACAAGGTTTATAGCATCTTTGGTCTTCTTCTCATTTTCAATTACGTCTGATGCTTCTACTAATTCATATCCCAGTGTAAGGTCATATCTCAGTGTAAGGCTGGCATTTCTTGTTAGCTCTTTATTGCTATAGAACTTTAATATATCCGGGATTTGCTGTTCTTCAAAAGGATATGGATACGCTTCTTTTCCGCCGTACCATCTATATCCTTGTTTCTTTGCTGCTTTCAGAATATTTTCATATTCTGCATGTGTTCTGACTAATACGCATTTATTTGTCAGATCAATCATCTACTTCACCTCTTTCAATTTCTCCACCGCCAGCTTCAATGCCTCTACAAACTCATCATTTAACGCTACACGGTCTGGATTCTCGATAAAATTTTCAAGAGTATCAATTGCCTTCTCTTCGGGTGTAGGAACTATAGTTCTACCCGATGCCACAATTTCAAGAATTTCATCAATATTATCTTTCCAGTTTTCTATTCCACACAAACATACGTCACACTTAGTGTTATTTTTGCTCAATACACATTCTGAACATTTACGATTACCGCATAAAGAATATGTATTGGCAATCCACTCAGCAAACTCTCTTGCAGTCATTTCTTTTGTTTCAATGAGTTCGGACGCTTCATACAATGTCTTTTCAACATAGCTGTAAGTAACAATCTTACTGTCGTAAAAATTCAATATGTTTGGAAGCGGAATTACGATATGGTTTAAATGGTTTTCTCTCGCCCATGTGAATCCCTGAAGCTTTGCTATTTTCAGAACGCTCAGATATTCTTCCTGTGTCTTTACAAACACACTTTTTCCTGTTAAATTAATCATCAGAATCTCCTTTTACAATCATATTAATGCAAGTGTTCCAACCAACTGCAATAATATTTTTTTTTGCTTTCGCGCTGCTGGTTGGGTCGACATATTCTTTTTTCTCTGGTAATGGCTTCAACGGACACCAATCAGGCTTACCTTGACAATATCCATATTCACAATCAATTTTCTTCATGAGGCTTGTGTCTTTATCTTCATCTGAGATTGAACAACGTGCTTCAACACCTTCATCTAATTCATAACAGAATTGGCAGTCTAAACAGTTCTCTGGTGTGTCAATCACTAATACTGATTTACTCATACGCTTCACTTCCTCTCAGCATCAGGCTCAAAGTATTATATCCCGGGCAAGTCCTGACTCCGTTTCTGGTATCTCTTAACAGGACGCAGTACGGATATAATGCCATGACCTCATAGACGTGTTCTGTGACATCCTCGCCGCACTGGTCGATGTATTTGAAACATTTGCCAGGTCTAAGAAAATATCTTGCGCATACATACGCTTTTGTTCCGAATATTGAACTTGCACTGCTCATTTGTGTTCCTCCTGTAATAATTCTGGATTGTCAAAGGCATTAACTAGCACCTCTACCGTGGTTTCTCCGTTACTATTCGGTTTCAACTCCCAGAACTCATGATTCTGCCAAGCTGGAGACATAATCCACAGTCCATCTACACGCTGTTTAACTGTACCTATTGCTCTTGAGCCTTGGCTCCATGCCTCAACAATATCATTCTCCCAGATTCTCTTCCCATTCTTGTCACAAAGTCCTGTGAACTGGCAGAGGGTGGATGTGTAAACTTCATGGTATTCATTTGGATACACGACAATGAAGTGCCCTGTCTCCTTATCTTTTCCCGGATAACATGTATTTACATATTGTCCAACCACCCACTCTCTATCATCAACCCGCTTTGCCTTAAAAAGAATTTCTCTCATATCACACCTCCTTCGGTTTTTCACACCGCTCAAACTCGATCACCCAGACCCACGGGTTCGCATCCCATCCGTATATGTCAATATCTGATTTTTTAATGGTGCTGTCCCATAACACTTTTCCAAACAGTTCTCCTGCACTCATATCGCAGTATTTAATCTTGCTTCCACACGGGCCATCTATATCACAATAATTTTCGCCCGTCCGATGTAAGCATGGTGGTGTAAATAAAAACCCCTCTTCTTCCGTCTGCGCTTCCGTAATTTCCTGTAACCGCTCCACGCTCACATTCGTAACCTTCAGCCAGATACGAGCAGCTTTTTTCGGCATGTGGATTGATGGTTTCCACGGCTCTTCTGCGTCTTCAGAATTTGCAATGCTAGCCTTATATCCATAGTGTTCTTCCAGATGGCATCTTTCACCTTTTCCAACCCGCTTTGTATATCTGTGCCAAGTCTCACGAACATACAGGATATCTTCCGGCTGATATGGTGATCTTCTTTCCGGCTCCAACGGATAACCACATCTTGCACAGTATACATTTTCTGCCATCTCGTCGTATATGTACTCATTATGCACATACTTGCAATGTGGGCATTCTTCCCACTGTGGCTTTACCACTCGCCGAGTGCAGCTCTTTCTTCCGTCCAGGATTGCCTGCACCATCTCGGTATTAAATAAAACTGGCTTAATTGCCATCTACTCCACCGCCTTTCACGATCTCGATTGCATCTTTCAACATTATAATTTCATATGCTTTAGACCACCCTACTGGTCTTGCCAGTGTGCTTCTATCTTCCAACTGTTCCATAACCTTGTCCAAATCAAAAGCTGTCGGCTGATTGTCAATTATTTCTTTAGTTGATTCCAAACATAAACGACACATGTAATCGTTGTCATCTTTTTCTTCTTCGATAGCTTCTTTTAGCTTATCTGCATCTATTAAGCGCATTTAATTATCCCTCCATAAGCGCTTTGCAATGGCACTCACAATCTCTCACTGGCAGGAATCCAGCCAGTATCTTTTAAAAGGTCAATGACTTTCTTCTGCTCTTCTTCTGTCTCGCAATGTATTACAACGTCATAGGTATCATCGTATGCACTAAATGTGTCGTCTTTATTCTGAATACGTTTCATTCCATCGCTCATGCTTCCACCTCACTATCTTCTGGCATCTGAAACGTCCCGATCTTGAATATGCCCTCTTTATAGATTCTTTCAGTTTCACATTCCTCATAACGCTTCTGAATCATATCCAGTACTTTCATGGCTTTTACCTTGGTAGAATAAAGGCCAATCGCATAGCCATTAGATGCAAATATTGGATATTTCTTACCGATGACACCTGAAATATAAAAAACTATTGAGGTTTCTATATTGACCAAAATTTCTTTGTTCTGACTTCTGATTAACATTTTGCGCCCTCCTTCTTTTTAAATTCCATCTTCAAATCATAAACAAACTGGCAAAGTTTCTCTGCAACCTCATCCGCATTCTCTACATTTGCAAGCTGTCTAACATACTGCTTACCGCAGATAACACAAGTCAACTTTCTGATTGTTTCCCAGACTTGCCATGAGATAATGGTAGAATCAAAAGCATCTGCCATCAGAGAATATCTTCCATTTCCATTCTCATCTCTGAACCACTTTTCTCTTGGTGCCTTTAATGTGGTTGCGACATCCTCTCTGGTGAGGCAGCCTTTGTATTTTTCGTCCATGCGCTTTTCAAGTTCGTCCAGAAGTTCCTTCTTTTCCTGCTCTGTCATTTCATCCTCACTTTCCCCATGTAAGCAGCTGGCACGCTATCAATTTAGATTTACGTTCATTTTTCTTGCCATGGCTTCTATAACTGTCACTGTTACGCCGTTTCCTGCCTGCTTGTATAACTGGCTGTCAGAATTTACGAACTGTGCTTTTTCAAAATAATCATCAGACCAACCTTGCAGCCGAAAACATTCTTTCGGTGTCAGCTTCCGAATTGCTATGTAACACTGATATTTTTCATACCAGACTGCATATACAATTAACTCATCGGAAACTTTCACAAATATGCCTTGATTACAGCTTGTATCTAGCGTATTGGCAACTTCTTTTCCAACTCTTCCACGTCTGGTTTTACTTCCTGGAACTGATAAATTCACTGCATCAATACCGACTCTGCACTCTGAATATCCCTGTTTAGTTGCTTCTGCCACTTTTACCGCAAGCTGATTATCCTTCTGGACTGTAGACAATGTATTTGCAATTCCATCTTCTCTGATTTCATTAGCAAGAAATTTATGTCTGGAAATATCAAGTTTTCCACTTTCGTAATCTTTACGGATTTCTTTTCCATATTCTGTGCGAACGTTACGCAATACTCCGAGCGGATTAATTGCGACCCCGTGTCTATCCTGAGATGTTAATGTGAACATTGGCTCGCCATCCTCTTTAAACCGTCTACCATTCTGACGTTTTTCTACCCAATCTGGCGTAAGAACTGGGATTGCTATCTTTGGATTATTGTTATGTCCTGCGGAATGGCATTTTGCAATTCCGTCAATTCCAAGTATTTTCCCGTCTTGTGATGAATTTATTGTTCCGATTACTTTAATTGCAACTCCGCTTGTCTGTGATCTATATGTTGAAATTCCTTTGTTGTATCTTGCTTGTAAGCATCTCGCTGTATCTGTTGTTTGAGATTCGTTTCTGCACAAATCAATAAAACACGGCAATGCTACATGATGTCCTCTTCCACCACCTTGTCCAGTATCAAGAGCCTCGGTAATTCCATCAGGTCCAAACACTTGTGTATTTCTTCTGTAACCGCCCCTATGTCCTATTATTTGAATACTATTTTTTCCGTCTGTTCCTTCGATAGGAAATACTTTTGAGGTACTTCTCCCTCTAAGATGTCCGATAATAAAACATCTTTCCCGGTTCTGTGGCACTCCGAAATCTTTGGAGTTGAGCACCTGCCATTCTGCATCATACCCCCACTGCTCCATTTCAATGAGCAATCTGGCGAAATCCCATCCTCCATTAACACTAAGCAGATTTTTAACGTTCTCAATGAAAAGGTAAGTGGGTTTATCTTCTTCTTTGAGTTGTCCGACAAGGTACATAACTCTGAAAAACAGGCTTGAACGGTTTCCTTGAAATCCGGCTTGTTTTCCTGCAACGGATATGTCCTGACAAGGGAATCCGAAGCACCAGCAGTCTGCTTTTGGAATGTCTTCGGCATACACTCTTCTAATGTCATTTGCATACCATTCTCCATTTCTATATTCCTCCTTTAATATTTCTTTCTGTCTCTGTTTGATAGGAAGATCTTCTAATGCTTTTCGCTGACCGTCTGTCAGCAAATGCATTGAGATGTAACTTGCAGTAGCAAATTTATCAAATTCACAAAATCCGACGCACTCATGCCCCGCTGCTTCCATCCCTTTTCTAAATCCACCTATTCCGGCGAAAAAGTCCAGAAACTTCATTCTTTGTACCTCCTGCTGTTATCTCTCTTTCTTTCTGGTTTTCGTCCGCCGCCGGCAAAACAATCTATAATTAAATTACGCTCCATATCTCTCAATCAGCTCCTTATAATCATCACAAATTTGAATGTGGTGCTTCTTTTCCAGATTATCAACCATTTCAGACAATGATGTTTTCCCAGAATTAATATCATTGATGTAGTTATTAATTCTTTTTACGGACTTCATATAGCGTTTCCATCCCCATCCATGCAACTCATGCATTACATAAAACAAGATTACAAAATTCAGCACGTCAGACCAGTTCTTTCCATCCTCGAACCCATCATCAAAGGCTTTCAACTCCATCTCTTTTAATTCTTTCTGGCAGTTCTGGATAGATTGTGCAAACATATGAGCTTGCTTATTTGCATATGGAATGAATGCTTTCTTTTTCTGCTTGATTTTTAAGCTTCCCACCCAACAGCCCTCCTTATTTTGCCTGTCAGAGAATCGAACTCCATCAGCATTTTCATATCGTTTTTATTTGTTTTGCAGATTGTATTACGCCCATCATACACAATCGCATATCTTTCATCGAGCAGACAGGCTGAATAAACTGCCCTTGATACCTGACTTCTTGTTTTTCCCGTCAGCTCTGAAATCTGATCAATGGTCATTTCTCCAATATACTTCATTCCATCATATACGTCATACAGTTTCATGTTTCTTTGCTCCTATCAGTTCGTATGTCCTGTGTGAACCAGTTCCGTGAAATACGATCAATCCATCGTCCTCGAATTGTCTCAGACGCCTTTGAACGGCTGTCATGCTAATTTCCAGTTCATCAGATATAATTCTTGTCGGCGGTGTGCTTTTATGCGCTTTTGAGTATTTTAAAATAAAATAATAAATATCCCGGCGGTTCTGCTTCCATTCCATATGTTTTCGATGTCTAAAATTATCCATTTTTATGATTCCTTTTCGTATGTTTTCTCATCAATCAAGTTCTGAAACTTTTCAAAAGCCCGGATTGACACTTTATTGCTCTGCTTTTCTGGTTTCAGTGAAACTTGCAAGTGCGTATCTATGATGTGAGATAGTTCTCTGGCGAGGGATTTCTTGCCCTGCTTCAAACCATCGTAATAACCTTTTGCCGGTCTGTACTCATCAATCTGTTTCTTACCTGCTCCCTGAGAGCCACCAGTCTTGTTTCTAAGCTGATACCCTTGATCTGCAAGCCATCTGATATAATACTGTTCCTTTTCGTCAAGTTCTGATTCTGGACAATTAGTATGCACTACACGCCAACCATATGGATTTCTTTCTGAATATAATCCATGTTTTTTCAAACTAAGATCAATGTGCTGTTGATGCCCTGTGCTATGTTGACATAATCTGGTAATTAGTTTCTTTGCCTGGCCTGCATACCCAAACTTAAAACCATCTTCATCAATTCTTGTCAAAATGTAGATTCCGGGATTGTCGTTCAGATTCGGGTCGACTTTTAACCACCTCTTACGGTTCTCAGCTTCAATTGCCTTAGTTTTTACAAAATTTTTATAGTTACTATTCAAAGACTTATCACCTCGATTCATTTTCGGTGTGTCTTTGATACCATTATGATACCACTACGATACCTATATTTCAAGATAAAAATGATACCACTTTGATACCTGATTGACACCGATAGGCAAAAATGCTACAATATTCTAAAAACAAGGGAGGGATTTCACATGACCGTCAAATCTGATAAGACCAGAACTAATATCACGTTCCCAATACAGCTTAAAGAACAACTCGAGCAAATTGCCAAGCAGGAGAACAGGAGTTTTAATAATCTGGTCATTACTGTTCTCCAAGATTTTGTAAAAAGTACCGATAAATAGTCGGTGCTTTTTTAATTTTCCTTGTACGGCTCTGGGTACGGCATCCATGCCACTACTTTCCCGCCCAGTTTTAATAAATCGTTCTTCCATTTACCATCTACTGTATGCGCGCTTTGAACAGACAAACTCTGTTTAAACAAAATTGTAACCAAAACATCTTTGGAAATTTTCTCGAACATTGCTTTTTTCCATTTACTTGTCCCTTTAAACTTAGCAAACATTGAATCTCTTTCTTCTGGCATTTTCTCACTGACTGGAATCCATCTATTTTCCATTTTTTCTCCTTTCAAAACGGACATAAATTCAAATCAACATTCAGTCCCGGTCTTGCAATCTGCACCAGAACATCATCTCCCGCAACGTCCTGTATCTCTTTCTGCATCACTTCCGGGTTTCCCCATCCCTCTGACAGGTGACACAGCGTTATGGTTCTGAGCGAAGCGGTCTTGTTCACTCGGATAATCTCTTTTACAGTAGATAAGCTGCTGTGCCCCCGGATGGAGTGCTCAAACTTAAATGAATCCTGCTCCGGCGATTCGTCCAGATGATTGCATTCTATAAGGAAGTGATTTATTCTCATGTTCTTGAATGTGAACGGCAAATATGAGAAGTCTGTCGCATATATCAGTCGTCCGCATTCTTCATGAGATATCAGGTATGCGAAGTTTTGTGTCTTGTCGTGTGGGACGTAGAAAGGCGTTGCTCGAAACGAACCTATGTCCTTCGATTTCTTTTCTGGTAAGCCGATCATCAGCTCACCGGAGATGATTTTTATATGTTCTTCTGTCTCATCGTTGGTGTAAATCGGGATTCCTGCATTAAGGATTTCCTTAAACGATTTTCGGTGATCTCCTTAACCGTGTTCATGGGTTAGCAGGCATCCCGAAATATCTGATATTCTGTAACAAATTCCTTTCAAAATCTCTGGGTATTTGCATCCACAATCCAGAAGTAAGATTTCGCCAGATTCAGATTTAAGCGCATAGCAGTTTCCCGGCTGACTTCCTGTATTTATTACTCGCATGAACATTTTGAATCACCTCACTTTCCTTATTTACTGTCATCTGGAAATCTAAATATCCCATCACCCATTCCTACAAATCTTCTATCAAGCATATCAAGCGCATTCTGCAACTTATCCTGTGCCGAGTACATTGCCATCACATATGGACTTTGCTGTATTCCTCCGGCAAATACCGCCTGTATATAGTTGTCTGAAACAAGCAACGCTGTCATTTCATATGGAAGATTGATTTTTCCATCCTGCGATATAATCCTCATAGTTTTCACCTCGCTTCGCAAAATAATCTTTCACTGACTCATAGTACGGGCAGTTTTCGCACCGCCCGATCTGAGTCATACCGTGACCGAACTTACCGCAGTCACATCGGTCGAAATTGATGCAGTCGCCGTACATCATATGCGATCACATCTCTTCTGGCTTCATAAAATCTGGAATCTCTGTTTCCTGTTTGTCTGCTGCCGGAACTGGTTCTTTCTCGGCAGTTTTTACGACTTCTGCGACTGTCGGCTGTTTTGGCTGTTCTTCGATTGCTGCCGGCTCATCTGGGATAAATTCTTCTGCATTGGCGTTCTGCTCGATTTCTTCCTGTACTTCTCTGTATGTGGCGTCCATCATGTTATATTCGTAAGCCTGCACTGGATTGTCCCATCTTTTAGGAATAGACTTCATAATGTTGTTTCGCATCTTACGAATAATCATTGATTCTTTTGACTGCGTTTCATAATAAGACGGTGAAATATACGGTCTTAATTCCTCACAATCAATAATTGCTTCCAATTCTCCAATGTCAGCGACCTTTTTCATGATCTCTTTTTTCTTTGCTTCAATTTGAGCTTTCTGCGCATCTGTAGCTTTATATCTGTCTGCGCAAATTCCAAACGTTTCATTCTGGAGATTATTCTTGATGTGCGCCGCAAGGTTCTTTAAAACGTCTGTTCTTTCGCAGGAATGATATTCAACGTGTCCGTCCTTGTACTGAATCGGATATACGATACGGACTACCTTACCTACGCCAGATTCCTCCCATTCTGGCGGCGTGATTTCTACACCCCTATGTCTCGGCGGTGTATATTTGTCACCCTCTCTAACTTTCCAGTACGGGAATACTTTAGCTACATTGACGCCGTATCTACTTACAAGAGCATCGTATCCATCACCCTCAACCGCAAATTCGACTTTCTTTTCCCATTGAGGTTTCTGCCCTTTCGCCGCTACGTTTACGTTTCTGATCTGGAAATAACACTCTCTCGGCTGCGCGTTTGCATTCAGTTTCAACGCTGCGACTTTGCTCAGGATAAATTTAAGATTAGAACCGTTGATTGCTTCAAAACTTACACCGCTCTCATGCACCATCTGGAAAATGGATCCCATTGCCGCTACTACACAATCTTTTGAGTATGAATCAAATTCCATTCCTCTTGAAGTTAAATCTCTTTCCATTAAATCAACATAACGATTTGTGTAATAAGAAAGCTGTGTGTTAAAGTTTGCTACCTGTGTGTTTTCTGCCATTTTGTATCTCCTTTTCTTATAATCAAACTTTTGTTACCGTCATATCCCCCTCAGCAACTTTCAATAATATCAACTGCGCATCTGCCTTAATACCTGACAGACTGCTGTTGTCCAGTTCTGCTGCACAGTCTACGAATATCGGATAACTCACGCCGTAAAACTTCTGCAAGCCGTCCATGATAGCAATTTTGCCTTTCATCATCAGGGCTGTATTGGCGTTCCCGATCAGTTTCTTCCAGTTACCGTCCTTGTCCTGCACGTACCAGATGCAAGCATCTACTACTTCACCATTTTTCTGCGTATCAAATAACTTCACCTTAACACCGTCAAAATACTTGTTTACCGCATCTTCAAGGGCTGTATTCTTTGCCATGCTCAGTGATTTCAGTTCATCCAGAATCATCTGTGCATCAGCTTTGCTCTGTGCGTACTGTTTCTGGCTTTCCTGAAGCTTCTCAATCTGTTCGTCAATTCGGGCATTATTGTTGGCTTCTCCAATTTTCTGATTGACTGCTGCCAATTCCTGTTTCTTTCCGGATAACTGCTCTGAAATCTGTTTCTTCGCTTCTTTTCCATTGTCCAGAGAATTAAGCTCCTGCTGTTTCTCTTTGGTTGATGCAAGAATCTGCTGATATTCGGCATTTCCTGAGAAGTCTGGTTCTTTCGGTATAGCTTCCAGATTCTTGTTTTCTGCGTCCAGAGAAGTTTTAATCTGCTCTAATTCCTCTGTCAGCTTGGAAATCTCGGATGTAAGAGTTTCTTCCTGCTTATGCGCTTCTTTCATATCGGCAGACGCTTTATTGCCAACTTCAATAACTTCATCAAGTTTGCGTTTCTTGTCCTGTTCCCATTCTTCCTTGGCTTTTAACTGCTGATTGATTCTTTCCTGCTTCTTCTGTTCAAATCTGCTCTTTAACTGCTCAATCTGCTCTGGTGGAAGACTCTGACCACAAGTCGGGCAAATGGTCTCTGCATCTTTGAATGTCTCAGATTCAATGTTCTCCAGAGCTGTGTTGTCCCATTCCGTATCTTTGATTTTTGGATATTGCGTTCTGGCGTTCTGTAATTTTTCAAGGAGTTCTTTCTTCTGTGCTCTCAAACTCTCTAATGCAGAAGTCTTTTTATTTAACTCCGATGTTTTAATGTTCCTGTCTAATTCAAGATCACTGATCTTGTTGCAAACCAATGACTTCTGCTCTAACAAGTCCGCTTTAGCCTTTGAGTCTATCTCTAACAGTTTGGTTCTTAACCCTGCCAGTTCTGCTTTAATCTCTCCGGCTTTCTCGTTGCCTGCCTGCGCAATCTGTTTTTCAAGGTCAGAAAGCTGTTCCTGCAAGGCATTCTTCTGCAATTCCAGTTCCGCAACATCAGTGTCAACCTTTGACTTCTCCATGCCGATAATCTGATTTGGAATGGCTTTCAACTGTTCTTCTGCCTTTTTCAGAGTTGCGCTGTTCATGGCTTTGACTTCATCTGCCTTATAGGTTTCCAAAAGTGGTACTAGTTCGGCACAGTCTGGAACTGTCTTGGCGATCTCTAAGTCCGACTTACCGGCACCGTCTGACATGGAAAACAGAATTTTTCTGGCATCTGCATCTTTCAGGTCTGTGAAGATTTCCATGTGAGACAGCATAAGGAAATTATCAAAGTCAAACCCACGTTCTTTCAAATCGGCTTTAAAATCTCTTTCAGCTTTCGGAACGCCGTTGATTTCGTACTTGTTTGATAATGCAACCTTGCCCGGTTTTCCGTCCTTTGGCTTACTTTCTGTGCGCTTCTGGAACTTTGCTACGCTTACTGGTTTCCCATCAATCGCAATGTCAATATCAACTCTTGGGAGACATTCTCTACCATCATCTGGTCTAATATCCGGGTTGCTCTTTAAACTGTAGTCCTTGTCACAGAATACCCACATAAACGCATCTGCCAGTGTCGTCTTGCCGCATCCGTTCTTCCCTGAAACAACTGTTCTGTGACCGAACTCTATTTTCTTTTCTGACTGGCCTTTAAAATCGGTCAATCTAATTTCTCTTACTTCGATTTTTCTCATACTACAAAACCTCTAATCTTTTTACTGATACCTCCAACGCGGTTACCCATGATTGACTCTGATCAGACCACAGTTCCCGGCTTTGGAATCTTCCACGGAGTTTGATTTTTGCTCCCTTTTTCAGATTCTCTACGGCATCTGCGTTTTCCTCCCAGCACAAACAACTGATTGCGTCTGATCTGGTATATCTGGCTTTCTTCTTTCTGTTTACCGCTAGAAGTATTCTTGCCAGCTTCCTGTCGTTGCTTGTGCCAATCATCTTTATTATTGGTTTTTTAATCAGATATCCAGTCAGATAAACTTCGTTTGCATCGTGTTCTTCCAGTCTTTCAAGGTACTGAATGTCCATTGCTCTTACATATGCTGTAAGGCTTTTCTTACTATCTTCCCGGACTGTACGGCTTCGCATTTCGCCATATACACTAGCAATCAGCTCTGTTTCTCTTGAAATCATGTATTCTGGCACAATAATCGGAAGAATATCGTAAGATGTGCTCTTTCTAAAAATTGTCATTCTTCCCTCGTACATCTTGGTTCCACCGTATTCTTCATGTGAGAATACGAACCCCGCCGGAATGTCACCTGATAAAAGCACTTGGTTCTCATCTCGCATCTTCATTTCCTAAATCACCTTCTTCATTCAACAGCAATAATGTCTCCACAAGAACTGCTGCCTGCTTCAAAACAATGTTACTGAGTTTCTTGTTTCTTGCTTCGAGTTTTGCGTTTTCCGCTTCCAGATCACAAATAATCTCGCTTGCAAGTGGTTTCTGTTCGTTGGATGTGTGTGTTTTTGACATAAAAAATGCCCTCCTAATTATTTATTTGATAAATACAGGAAGGTGTGTTATACTTGTCCTGTATTTAACTTAGCCAAATTAAGTTAGATACGCGGCTCCATGTGGTATGTCGGTACCTGTGGAGCCAACTTTTAATCTGAGTCGAGACCTAACATGGCGATGCATACTTTCTTGTCGATGATTATGCTCTCGCCAGAGTTGAGGTATGCTTTGAACGCCTTTAGTCTGCCAACTAATTCGGCGTATTCCTCGGCTACGGTCTCTGCTCTGAAATCCATCTTATTTTCTTTCTCCATCGCAATCCTCCTCACAATACGGACATGTGTTGTCCATCAAAATTTTGTTTAAATGGTCAGTTACTTTCTTTACGCTTTCTTCCTGCTGACAACCGCCCTCTACAATGCTGTACATATCAAACTCTCTTAATGATTCTTTCTTATATATGTTGATGTGCAAGCTGCATCCGATCTTGTAGTTTGCAAAATGAAATGCTACCGTTCTGCCGGTTTCTTTCTGAACGCGTCTGCACAACTGGTACAGCTCATCTACGGTCTTATCAAATTCATTTATCTTCATCGAAAAGCCCTCCAAACAATTCACCAAACAATGTTTTTGCAATTTCCTTGATTTTTTCTTTTTGAATAGTTTTAAATTCTTCTTCGTTCATCAGTCCGAGTTTGACCGATTCGTCAATCTCCTGCTTCACAGATTCCTCTGTTTCTTTGTCATCTTCCATAATGGCTTCTTTGATTCCACGAACGACAACAGCTAAGTCAGCCATTAATTCTGCTTTACTGCCTTTAAGTGTGATTTTTCCCTCTTTTGTCTCGATCATCTTTCTTTTCCTCCGATTCTTTTAATTTCATCCGGGTAAATGACCACGAATGATAATGCGAATATTACGATTGCTACTGCAACCGGCTGTGATGCACTGTCAAATCTCCAGAACGGCAGGTACGGTGACATACCGCCGATCAGAGCTGACAGGATTAATGCTTTTGCCATTTTTATATCCCCCCGATTTTTTATGTGGTATACTCTCCTTGTGAAAGGAGGTGTGTTTTATGGATAAGTTACAAATTGCGCACGACTTAGCTGTCGCAAAAGCTGTTAAAGATGGTTCTGACGCTAAAGAAATTGTCGAATTGTACCGCAAATACAACGAAGAATTTCTGAACATTTTAGCCCCAAATCGATCTCAGTCAGGTAAAGCGGTTCCTACTCAAAATCCATTTTGGACTCCCCACTACTAAAACAGCCCTGTCTTATACGCATTAACTAAGGCATTGAGGGTGGAGATAATGTCCTTTTCTTCTCTGCCCTCTTCATAGGAACCTTTCTCATTTAAAGCATTCACTACTCTTCCAGAAAGCCCAAACGCAAGATACGAAATTATATCTCTCAGATATATTTCTTCCCCATTTTCTTTTTCTAAAAAATATCTGTGACTCCCGTATCCAGTGTCCCATTTCATCAAAGTTCCATTTTTTAAATTGCTGATAATTTTCTCCGGCTTTTTTTCTTCCTTATCTTCTGCCATATCCTCTCATCTCCTCTCATACTTATTCCTGTGAACCCTTTTCACCTTTACCTTTTTCTTCCGCTTCTGCGTTTTGAATGAGGCTTTCTTCCCGGTGAAGTGCTTGAAGTCATTTGACTGACTCATTGTGTATTATCTCCTTTATGCCTTCGTACAACGCTTTGTGAATCGGTGATTCTTCTGGAAGCTCACGAATCATTTCGATAATTTCCTTTTTCGTCTCCTCTAATGTCATATTCTTAAATTCTTCAGGTACTTCTTTATTCATCTTGTAACCTCCTATCGAGTTTTTTCTATGTGATGATACCTAAATCTATCAATATCTTGGCCAGTGCGCATATCACCCATGCAATTGACACTGGCCAGAGTAATATCAGGCATATTTTTAAGACTATTTCCAACGGGTCGTGATTCTTCCACATCTGTCTCGCCTCCCGCTTTCTTATAAGAAACTTTCCTGTGCATTCTCAGTATCAATGCGGTCTTTCAAGTACATCGGCAATTCATATTCATTTATGATTTTTATTGCCACATCACACTGGTTTCTCTTGATTGCCTTGTAGGTATTCACGCCAAACTCTCTGCGAAGCTGCGCATCAATGTCACTGTACACAAGCTGTCGTAATGAATTGTCTTTGTACGCCGGTGCGTCCTTGCCGCCCAACATGGGAACAACTTTCTGATTCTTTGCCTTTGTGATTTTCTGACATTCCAGTGCGAGCAATGGCATATCTTTTTTGAACTCCTGCAAATCATCGTTTACGGCTTCAATCTTTTCTTCAAGTTCGACATTTCCCTGAGCCAACAACTGAATCTGCTCTGCTATGGTCATTGGCTTCTGATAAGAACCTGTCTTACGGATTGCCGGGAGAACTTCGTCCATAACCCATGACTCGAATTTCTCCGCTGACGGAAGTTTTGATTTCATAATCAATCGGTACAAATCTCCCTCATTTATGTATGACATTGATTGAACACCACTAGATGTAGGGGTGTCGTGTTTCACGACTCCCTTACAATGCCTTGATACGGCATCTCTGGGATTGTTATATCCAAGGGCTTTCGCAACATCAGTTCCAACAAAGTACGGCTTGCCATCAATTTCTGTTGTTCGGATATCTCCGAACTCTTCTGAATTAAAAATCTGTAATTCGTTCATACGTCTCCTTTTCTTGTTAATCGGATTTCAAAATTTCATCTACCGAAGTTTTTAAATAATCAGCAACCTTTTTCACTTTTTCGGCAGATGGGGAAACTTCATTCCATTTGCAAACACTACCTTGCGAAAATCCGCAATCTATTTCGATTTTGCGAATTGAAACATTTCGCTTTTTTGCCAAGGCTTTCACCCTGTCGTAAATCATCATTCGATACCTCCTTTCATATTTTTACTGAAAATATCACAACATTATTGACATACCTCTGAATATATTCTATAATCAAGCTACCACACAAAATCATAAAAAATAAACTCGGGCATTCGTTATGTCCTTATTTTGTTGCGATATTTTCAGTGCCGATAGTTACATTATAAGCGATATTTTCAGAATGTCAAGTATTATTTTTGCGTTTTTTTCAGAATTGAAAGGAAACAAAAAATGACATTACGAGAAAGAGTTAAAATACTTTGTAAAGAACAGAAAACTTCATTAAATGCGTTAGAAACTGAATGTGGTTTCGCAAAGGGATATGCAAGTAAACTGGACAAAAGCACTCCTAATGCTGAAAATTTGCGAAAAATCGCAGATTTCTTCCACGTATCTGTAGATTATCTGATGACGGGGAAAGAGCCGGAGGAAGATATTTATACCGATAACAGGCTGAGAAAACTAAACAAAGAATTACGAAATAATACCGAGTTCTATAATATGGTTCTGAAATATCTTGATTTATCTGAAAAGAAAAAGAAACATGTTTCTGAACTTATAGATTTATTAAGTGAATAA